TATGAATTTTTCTATTGCGTTCCCCTGACTTCGGAATAGTGGCAGGGCTGGCTGGCTTTGTTTTACTTTGTGCTTCTCTACCGTACATGAGCATTCTTTCATAAGTCCTCTTAAAAACTCAATGATATCACCATCTGCGAATTCTTCATCGTCAAGAAGCTCATTTTCTTCTTCCATATAATACTCCTCCTTGTGTGCATTCTATTCATATTCTATAGACATAAACATTTTAGCATAATGCCTGTACATAAAAAGTACAGCTTTCAGAATTCTGAATGTGAATTTCACACACAAAAAAGCACCTGCAAATTGCAAGTGCTTTTCTTTTGATGGAGGCGCCACCCAGATTTGAACTGGGGATCAAGGTGTTGCAGACCTGAAAATTCAGAGTTGTAGATCCGCATTAAAAGCCGTTTTGTACAATTTGGTAGTAGGCGTAGCGATACATTAGCGATACATTTATTTAATACCAATTGGCAAAATAAAACTCGTAAGCATAAAATAATATTTACACTTACGAGTTTGTACTATATTTTAAAGTTCCTTCCCTGCATCCTTACCAGCCACTCGCGCAGAGCTTTGTCGGTAACGAACAGCCTGTTGTTTATTTTGTAGGATGGAAACCCCGATGCACGCATGAGCTTGTATGCATTTGTTTTTCCTATCTTCATAACACTAGCAAGCTCATCCGGTGTGTAAACCTTTATCTTGTCACTTGTTACTGCTTCCAAGACAGCCATCTCCTCTCTTTGACGGAATTGCTTTTAATTCGTCGTATGTATACTCTTCGACATCAACAGACGGCACTGGGACGACTATCATCTGCGTAATAGCTTTTTCATAAGGACAAGCTGTGGCTGAGTTGCGACTAATCATATCGTATACGGCAAAGTCGTATCCCGAAAATCCATTCGACATTTTTGTACCGCGATGAGCGAAATCCTTTTTATATATTATAATAGGTTTGTCGGTGGTATTTGTAATAGGGACAAATATTTCATTTCTATACCCAGAATCTATCACTCCGCATCTTTGAGCTATGCCCTTGGTGCCAGTGCTTCCTCTTTCCTTAAGAATGAAACAGTAATCTATATCACAAGCGCAAGCGATACCCGTAGGTATCATAACCGTTTCGTGAGGGCTAATGACTTTATAGTCATCTTCAAAATTGGCATACAGGTCGAAGCCAGCATCCTCTTCTCTCTTTGTCGGAATAATTGCCGACGGTCTTACCTTTGCAAATTTTACTGAAGCTATCATATTAATACTCTCTTTCTTCTTTACCTACCACGGTGAATTTAATGTTATTTATATTTTTGTTTTCGTAGCAGCAAGCACTCAAAGTACCGGCTACTGCATGATATTTTATCGCAGTCCAATCAGATAAATTACTGCTTCCGAATTCCTCAAATACGAGGTTAACCCAATTGTCGAAGTCTCCAAACTCTGTGGAGAAGATATCTCCTGGTAATATTGTGGCGGACGTTTTCACAATGGGCGATTTAAACATTTCTACTTTCATTTTGTCCTTTCTCGGATAAATATAATAAAAGCCTCATAAGTGTACTACCGGCGATGTTGCCAACAGCCACCGTCAATAAGAATAAAACTGGGATTTCGTTTATTTCACCAGCGACACCTACATAAAACGCATCTGCCACAGCGTGGTCAAACCCACATAGTACAAATATAGGTATAGCAAAAACAATCCCGATTATGCTTGAGAATTTTTTATAGTAGTCAACCGCTAGAAATATTAACACCCCACACATAACAGACGAAATCAAAGTCGTAACGATATTATTGTCGATTTTCGCAACAATCAAGGCGCTGGCAAGCTCCACTGCTTTATGGTTACACGACAGAACCCTGCCAACTGCGAATGCGGACACAAGGTTAACCGCAACTGATACTATGAATGATGGTGTTTTCCTAAGCGTTACATATCCTGCCATCCCGGTGAATAAGTTTAGTTTGTATTTGCAAACATATATAAGTCCAAACGAAAATAAAGCAGCTCCGATCCAACGGTGGTCACACAACAGATTACAATATCCCGCAATAGCAATAGTTAGTGCCGCTGTTATTGATTTAATACAATTCGTACTCAATGTCGCCAGTTTCTTCATCAACGACAGCCACCTCTTTCCATCCGCGAGACTTGAGTTTCATTGCTTTATCCACAGCCTTATCAAAATCTCTTTTGGATGCGATAGTTTCTAAATCATTTTCTTTTGTTTTCTTGCCAAGTATATTATACATTTGTGTGCTCCTTAATCACAGAATAATTCCAATTTAATGTTATTGAGAGATGCTTTGATGTCAACCACTCTCTGATTTCTACTGCCTCTCCACTTAAGAGTCAAGTCTCTCTGTTCATCCACATATCTACCGTCTACGAGGATATCACACAGGCTAACTGCACTTGCTCTGTCCGAATTAGTGCCGTATTTATCATCGAAAATCTCGTCCCAAGAATACCCAGTGTATATCCAGATTGCCTTATCTGGAAGTCTTTCTCTTATCTTTTTTATGAGTTTGAGAACGTCGGAAACGTTCTCGTCGCACAGCGGCTCTCCGCCCAAAATAGATATTCTTTTTATGTACGGTCTTTCAGCCGAGAGTATAAACTCTTCCTCTGTTTCAGTAGTCCACTCTTTTCCGCCGTCGAAGTTCCATGTGTTAGAGTTGAAACAGTTCTTGCAATGGAAGTGGCAGCCCTGAACAAACAGGGCTACTCCTATTCCAGCGCCATTTGAAACATCGAGGCTTCTTATTTGTGCGTATTTCATCGCTTATTCATCCTTTTCTATATCAGACAAGTGAACAAATCTGTCGTTTATCTCAGAAGTTCTTCCGGGATTCCAGAAGTTCGTTCCTATATAACCGCACGTTCTTCTTGCTACATTCATCTTGTCTTTATCTCTATTTTTGCAGTTAGGGCATTCCCATTCAAGATTTCCGTTCTCATCAACAATCTTGATTTCGCCGTCATAACCGCAAACCTGACAATAATCACTCTTGGTATTAAGTTCCGCATACATAATGTTATCGTAAATATACTTGATGACTTCCATCACTGCAGGAGTGTTGTTATTCATATCCGATGTTTCTATGTACGAGATAGCACCTCCAGGACTAAGAGCCTGGTACTCGCTTTCAACAGCCAGCTTTTCAAACGGATTAATCTTCTCGAAAACGGGAATATGATACGAATTCGTTATATAATCTCTGTCTGTTATGCCCTCAATTATGCCAAACCTCTTTTTGAGACACTTAGCGAACTTGTATGTCGTTGATTCAATAGGGCTTCCGTATGGGCTATAATCTATATTCTCTGCTTGTTTCCATTCGGCGCACTTGTCGTTAAGATGCTTCATCACTTTAAGACCAAATTCTTTGCCGACCCCTTCGCTGTTTGAACAGCCGGTCATGTACTTCACACATTCGTAAAGTCCCGCATAACCTAATGAAATGGTAGAATATCCATTGTAAAGCAGTTTATCTATCTTCTCACCATTGTCTAGTCTTGCTATCGCCCCGTATCTCCACAGTATTGGCGCCACGTTGGACGAAGTTCCGAGTAATCTTTCGTGTCTGGCTCTCAATGCCTTATGACAAAGATCAAGTCTCTTATCGAATATTCTCCAGAATTCATCTATATCCTTGTTTGATGAGAGTGCTACATCGACAAGGTTTATAGTTACTACGCCCTGATTAAATCTGCCGTAATATTTCGGCTTGTCCTTATTGAAATTCTTTGCTTTTGACAAGTTTCCAGCCGTTAATGAAAATCTGTCTGGCGTTAAGAAGCTGCGGCACCCCATACACGGGAGTACATCTCCGTTTTTAAGTTGCTTCATTATCTTTGCCGAAATATAATCTGGTACCATTCGTTTTGCGGTGCATTTCGCTGCGAGCTGTGTTAAATAATAATACTTGCTATTTTCAAACACGTTGTCCTCATCAAGCACATAAAGTAACTTTGGAAATGCGGGGGTTATCCAGACACCTTGCTCATTTTTAACTCCCGTTATTCTCTGCTTCAGCATCTCCTCAATGAGCAAAGCAAGGTCATTTCTCGTTTGTCCTTCCGGAACTTCATCGAGATACATACACACTGAAAGGAATGGTGCCTGCCCATTAGTCGTCATAAGTGTAATTACTTGATACTGGATTGTCTGGATCCCTCTTTCGATCTCTCTCTTAAGTCGCTTGTTCGTTGTTTCGGATATGTACTTTTCAAGGGCTTCTTTTGGTAGTTCTTTAAAATCCAAGTCGAGCAGCTCATTAGTTACTTCTTTTTGTATTTTCTCTCTACTAATATCAACGAATGGCGCTAAATGAGAAAGCGTGATTGTCTGACCGCCGTATTGAGAGGAAGCAACCTGTGCAATTATTTGTGTTGCAATGTTACACGCTGTGGAGAATGAATGAGGCTTCTCGATAAGCGTTCCACTAATAACGGTTCCGTTCTGAAGCATATCTTCAAGATTAATCAAAGAACAGTTATAAAGAGCGTTTTGCCCAAAATAATCCTCATCGTGAAAGTGTATTATGCCGTCGTCATTTGCTTGTACGATTTCAGGCGACAACAGATATCTCCTTGTTATATCCTTGCTAACAATTCCAGCCATATAGTCTCTCTGTGTCGTCACCAGTTTTTCGTCTTTGTTGGAATTCTCGGTGCTCCAATAGTCACTTGTGCCAGATAATAACTCTCTTATCTCATTGTCGGTGGTGTTCTCGTTCTCTCTTTGGAACTCTCTCACGCTCCTGTACCCCTCATATGATTTAGCTGTGAGTTTCTGTCCCTTTTCTATTAACTTGTCATAGACCATAGTCTCGATGTCAGAAATGCTCAGTTCTTTTTTGAGACGACAGGTTTCTTCAATCTCATTGGCAATTTCCTCTGCTATATTCGGCATCACAATTCCAGAGCCGTTCGTCATTGCTTTCATGATAGCGTTGACAATTTTCTCTTTCTGAAAATTAACCTCGCTACAATCTCTTTTTATTACTCTCATATCAATCCACTCTCCTTAAATGTCGTGAGTTCGGTTGCGATTTTGTTTAACGCGGAGTTCGTCGTTTCGACAATTGACTGGAACTCAGACCAACTATCCACTCTGCGATACATCAGCAGCCATCTAACTTTCTCTTCTGCGGTCATATTACGATGGTTAGGACATTGGTTCCAAGCATAGTTCATTATTATTCCCATGTAACTTCCTCTAAGATTCGGCTCATAATCATCAAACAGAATATCCAACTCGCTAAGCAACGGCTTATTGTGACAGATTATGAGTCGCTTATCTATATCAACCCCTCGAATATGTTCGCTTAACCATTCAGCCTTTCTATATACATTTTCGGGGTAGGTGCTTGTTACAAAATAGACTTCGTTTGTCTTGGCTAAATTCTCTATACAGTCAGCAGCTCCGTCTTTAATCTGGAGCCTTTTCCACACTCTGTCATCACTAAAGTATTGATAAAAATTTTTCCTGAGCTCTGGCTTGACGAACAAAGTTATATCATAATCAATAATATCTGTCAGCTTCAAATCGGAACCAGTGTCTTCGTTGTAAACGCTAATCACGCATTCGGTAAGGTTATTTATTACGTTGTCTACGTCAATCCCTATCTTCACTCTGTTCCTCGTTTCTGTTTAGCGCACAGTCGAAAATCACATCCGCTATTCTATCTAAATTGCTGTCTGAGTCGATATCGAACACCAAGTCGGCTTCGTTATCGAACTTTTCGAAGTCTCTTGTTGACATTACCACGCTCATACACGCATCCTTAACGCTCTTTGAACTTGATAAAATAGCTTCGTATCTCATACCAAAGTCCACTTTGATATAAACCATAATAGGGGATACTTGTGTGTAAGAACGAGTATAGGGACGCTCGTCTGTCATGCAAACGCCGACATCCTTTATTTCGGCGCTCGCTATTCTTGCTATAATTCTGTCATATATGGGCTTAATCATGTCCTGCGAGCCCTGCGCTCCGCACAGTATAATTTCCTTTATCATCACTTTTTTCTCCTGACTTGTACTTTAATAGGCTTATTGTTTACGGTGTTGTTTAATTCGGCTGTTATGTAGCCAATGGCGATTTTTAAATCAACTGGCTTCAGCGCTGACTTTAACGGTCTTTCGAGAATATATAACACAGCCTTTTTTAATGTGTCTGAAATGTCGAAGTTGTCAACAACAGGCTTTAGTATTTCGTGCCAATTCTTGTCTAACATCTGAGGACATATCGGCAGAACTCCACTCCATATTCCACACATCTTTTCCATAGAAATCTCATGCCTTAAGTACCATATGGCTTTTTGCAAATCTTCTTCTTTATTGTTTTTTGAATTGCACCTTAATATGTATTTCACAGCGTTTCCAAGCTGAAAATTCAGTCTGTATGCCTCGATAAAGTCCATCACTTCCCAGCCGTTATTGCTCTGATAATGACTCGGGTGATTAACCATTTCTTTATTCATTAACATTCCTTTCTCCGCTATCCATCAAAGAGTTTAATGTAAGCTGCTCAAAAGAGTCGCTCTCGTTCTGTTCAAATGACTCTTTTCGATTTTCGTAAAATAACTTATTGTATTCGTCATATCTTTCCTGAATATTGTATATATTAACTTTGTCTTCCTTACACTGTGCTATGAAGTGTGCAAAAAATTTCTGTTCGCACATTTCAAATTCAGGACAGCCACATCTATATATACAGTTCGGGACAAGAACATCCGACCATTCTGGCTCGTATTTATGTAACTCAGCCTTAAAACTCTCACCAAGCTCACGAGCCTCGTCTGTTGCCTGATAACACAGTCGCTTCCGCCACGCATCTATGGTGTTCTGAGAATTTGCGACTCCAGAGAAGTCAACCGCCGCATCCTGCGGCTTCTTTCCTCTCGGTGTCTGATTTTCACAGCGATCATCTCTTTGCGTTGAAATGTATTTCTCAAACTTGTGGCGACTCCACTCGGTTGCCACCCACGAATATATCTTCAGCCAAGACCAGTTAACAACTAAGTCTCTGATAGGGCTGTGTTCAGATATAAGAAGTTTTTTCTTAAACTTTGCCGTAGGTTCGTTATCCGAAAACTCCTTGTTAACCGTCACCCTGCAATGATTCTTCGCTCTTTTCCATCCGTCTGAAAGCCAGTCAATTCTTGTTTTTAGATTCATCTCGTATACCAAGCCCTTTCTTAACCATTGTTATGACTATGTTAAAAATTACATTTAGGATATGTGTCGAAAGCCCCACTCCCCAAAGTGCAAACATCCACGCGGGCGCGGATGACTCTATTATCACCCAAAGTAGGATTGCATATACTATCACTCTTCTTCGCTCCTTTGCGATTCTTTATTACGGCCGATATCCGTCTCTTCCGCATCTGCGAAGAACGAGTCGCTATCGAACCATCTGTCGTCAATCAAGTTGCCTATTATTTTAACTGAGTCTCCCCAGCCTTTCGTAGCAACTCTTACATATTTATTTTTTAAGTCGCCCCATGACTCTACCCCAGCAACATCCATAATACGCATGAGGTATTCTATTCCATTCGGGCTTCCTGTGAATTCTTTACTTCCAAGATATCCATGTCCGAGGCACCGACCTCCGTAGCTTGTAGCCCAGCCACTTCCGTTTAATACAAGCCACGATGTCAAACATCCATAGTTACCCATTGTCAAAGAGACAGCTGTGATCTTTGCGTTTTCGAGTTCATATCCTAGTTCTATTAATTCTTTCTCTGTGTAATTATGCATTATTCTTCACTCCAATCACCAGTATACTCAACTTCCTGATGGCAACGCGGACACGCCTTACTTGACATATACACGTCATATCCTTGATATTCACCGGCATATTCTTTTTCTTCTTCTAAATCGCACCAGTAGCCCGTCCAGCCACATCTTGGATTTGTGCATTTATACATTTTCAAGTTCCTCTCTAAGCCACTTTTCTATGTCGGTCGCTGTGTCAAACACTTCTGTTCCGCATATACTTCTTACGTTAGTTTCTTCATTGCTTTCGATAGTGCTTATAAACAAAGCAAGCTGATATGAATTCATACTCTTAATTTTCTCAAAATTAGTCATCCCTTTGCGCTCCCTCGTGTACTATGTATGGACGAATCATCACCATTGCTCTTTCGTCAAAATCGGTTGCTGACATGAGCATGTTGTACCTTCGACCTCTAACCGTATCATTATTTTCCGAAATAATACAGTCTATGATACTACCTCCATCAATAAATTCGCAAACGAATCCGTGTTCGCTTTTATGAAACCTCGTAAATTGATGCTTATTATCTGCCTTTTTAAAGCAAGTAGAAAACACCGCTTTCCCCACAGCGTCTTCCATCGAATACTTCTCTTCTTTACTGGATACTATAATCCCGACTCTGTATCCCGGACGCGTTATGCATCTCTCTACAGCATCTTCTATTGGATTCGCTATTAAAACGTTCATTCTTGCATACCCCTCTCTTCTTTATTCATCTTTTCGCAAAATTCTCTATACTTTCTTGTATATTCGTAGCTATCCTTAAAAATTGTTGTAACCGCCTTGTATAATTTTGGTTCATATTTTTTAATAACTTCAAGTTCTTGCTCAAAATCTCTTCCGAATGGGCATCCTGCACAGCCTGTGCGTTTTAGTCCATATTCAGAATAGCATTTGCTATGAGAAATGTCGTAGAAGTTTTCGTAATCAACCTTGTCGGAATTTTTATACCAAAATAGCGGTCTGTAATTCGCATAGCTTTCATTGTTGCCGTCGTCAAAGCAGCTTTTATAAACAAGTTGTCTTGCCCCTTTCTCCGCTCTTCGTACTCCGACAATATTTAGTTGATATTCTCCATCTTTAACAGCCTTATGAGCCACAACCTTTTTAGCATAGTGACAACACTTATTAGATATTTTGAACGTGGGTGGGGTGCTTGTCATGAATTCTTTTAGCCACTTTTTTCTGCTTATATTGAACGCACTGTTCTCTCCACGACCATTGCACCACCACTTAAGTGCTATCTGACAATTTGGGTATTTTTGAGACAATATCTCGTAAGGCTCGTCTTCCCATTGAAAGTTGTGGTTTTGTAATCTATGTATATATTCGCTGATTTGCTTAGAGAGAAATGGTTGCCCGTATGTTCCGCAACTTATCGGAATTGGCTTTTCCGCTTTGTATTTGATAATTTTTATACCATATTTATTTTCCAGAAACTTAAGATGCTCCTTCGTTGCCTGATATTCTAACCCCGTATCAAACCATATATAATCTATCTTGTTGCTAACATCACATTTAACACAAATGTCAAGCATTATATCACTGTCCGCACCACCAGATATGGAGCAGCATATCCTTTCGTAAATCGGATTGTTTATTATGTGCCAAGCTCTTATTAGATTGTCAGTTATTATTATGTTGTTTGGAGTGTTTTGAAGTAGGTCTGTTATTTCCGCGTATGCTGTTATTGTGCTGCTTGACTCATTCATTAGATCAATCCTTGTTCATAGGTGCCTGTCTGTCTAAGTCGAGCGAGTCGTCTACAATCATCCATTTTCTGAAATAGTTGGCTGCTCTGTCATCGTCTATTTCTACCATCAAAGGTTTTGATAAATCCAAGCTGAACATACCCATTAGGCTTGCCCCGTTCACAGCGTATGAGTCCTGTCTGACCACACTGTGGCTTGCTACAGCCGAGCATATCGTTACAAATGTTTTTACATCGTCTATTGTGGTTAATTTAACCTTAAATAATCCTGTCAATTTCCTCTCCTTATAAGTAAGTGTCCCAATCCTCTGAAGTGTCTCGTCCTAAATATACCATTTTTGAAACACTTCCTTTAAATTCTTCGTAATAATCCAATGAGCCATAAGCGTACATTTCGTCAGAGACTGAGTATTTATCCATAATAAACTCCAACAAATTACCTGCGTATTCTCCGTTATAATCCACGCACGGCGTGTACATATTGTTCTCATCGCAGTCGCTATCCCATTTTCCATCAGCCAACATAACGGTAAAGGTTTTCCCTGTATCAAGCGTTACCTCAAATCTGTCCCCTATGTTGGTAGAATAGTAACTACCCAAAGCAACAAGATAATCGTTGTTGTATCGTCTCATTCCAAGTTCGTCAGTCCACGCTACCTGCTGTAGTCTGTAATGAGGCGTGTACCAAAGGTTGTAGAATCTATAGTCGGTACAATACTTAACGTGAGTTGAAACTGATGGTACAGAGCATTCTTCCCCTATCTCAAAATTAGATTTTTTGATAGAGACCGAGCTTGTTTGCTCAGAACTCTGTGCCTTGCTAAGCCTATCAAGCTCACCTTTCAGTGCAGAAATCTCATTTTCGTTTTCAACAATATGCTTTTCTATCGTATCAAAATCAAACTTGCTTTTTGTACTACTTATATAGCCCTCAAAACGTTCATTTAAGTCTTTTATTTCGTTGTTTAGCTCAGTCACAGACTGAGATAGTCGGTCGTTTTCTTCTCGACAGGCTCTTGCTGTGCTAAGTTGTGATGAGCAATTTATCCAACTCATTGAAACCAAGCATAGTAAAATTATCGCCAGTCGAGCGTTCTGATTGTGATTGTTCATTTATTACCCCTTATGTACTAATTAATCCATTTAATAGACGGATCGCCTTTAAACCCTTTTTCCCAAACGAACCAAGCATATGCCATTGCGCTAGCTTTGTGGCTTTCGAACTCTCCATTGATCGCGCAATCCAACCTTGACGAACACACATATACCATCTTTGGTGGCGAGCTCAAAAACAACTCCTTCCTTGATTTGCTCTCTAAAAACTGAAGTTTAAGAAACATAGCAACCTTATTGCCGTGCTTTACGATATCAAGAGACTTTCTTACAAATTCTAGTGCGTATTTGTATGGCGGGTTGGTAACGATGTCGCCATCGAATGCGTCTTTTGTATTTAGAAAGTCTAAAGGCTCTATTTCTCCATAGCCCATATAAACGAGATCTGTGCTTCTTACGTTATATCCGTGTTACTCAAGAACTTTTGAAAGGTGCCCACCCCGCACGCACATTCCCAGATGTTTTTTTGAAAATTGCTCCTTTTCTAATAACAACTCCATTGCTTTTGGGTCAGTTGCGTAATAATCGTTTGGATGTCGCTCCTTCTCAGAGTGATTAGAAGCGCCCAAAGTGGCAAACGCACTCATCTTATTTCCAGTCCAGTCTTTAGCGTCTATCAAATACATCATCCTTTCTTCATTACAAATAACCTTTCTGTGGCTTTATCGCAGTTAACTCTGTCCGATTTCTGATACACATTTCTCTCTCTTTGCCAGATACATTCAAAGTCTTCTGGCATATTATACTCACTAATGACCACCACATTATCTTTAGAAAGTTGGCGACAGAAATCGTAAAATTCTTCGTAGTTTAGCTTCTGACCTTTGTACTGCTTTGTACCTTTATATGGCGGATCTAAATAAAACAAAGTATTGCTTATTCCTTTATTTAAATACTCTTTATAGTCTCTGCATAACAAATCTACTCCAGCTAGAAACGGTGCTTGTTGTTTGAGGTTAGCGACTCTTTCTGAATAAATGCTTCTATTCCCGCATCCGTCCCTTCCGTAACCACCGTCGAAATACCTTCCGCCATAACTTGCACAATAACCAATTAGAGCCCTGTATTCCTTTGAGTATTTCAAATTATTTTTATCCGCCCGAACTTCGGCATAATGCTCAAACGAGCATTCTTGCGGAGCTATCGACAAAGAATTGTCTCTTTGCACATATTTAAGTAACGCTATTAAGTCTTCTTTGCTGTCACTTCCTATGCGTGATTTGCACCTAATTTTGTCAATAACATTACCCCCTCCTACGAAAGGTTCTATATACGTTTCGATTTTGTTTTTGTCTATGTAACTCTGTAAAATCGGAACTATATATTTAGCCAGTCTGTTTTTGCTTCCTTGATAAACCATACTTTCCTTTCTTTATTTCAAGATTAGTAGTCGGTGCTATTAGATTTTTATAAATAATTTTTCTGTAGCATTGCTTCTGTCTGAATGATTTAGCGTTATCGTTGTTCCCATGCTCCACACGCACTCAAAGTCATCGGGAGCGCTATACTCGCTGCACAGGACGATATTGTTGGCACTTATCTTTCTTACCCAGTTCCAGTAGTCGTCATGGTCTATCTTGTCTTTATACTCGGTTGTTCCGAAATACGGCGGGTCGCAGTAAACTACCGAATTCACAGGATTTAAATTTGAATAAGTGTCACATTTAAATTCTACGTTCTTAATTAATGGAACCTGTTTTGTTATGTTTCTCACAGCTTCGTCATAATAATTACGCACAACTCCAGTCTTTGTCACCACCGTGCCAGCGTACCCGCCGAACCACTTGGCATTGTAGGTGGCAAGTAATCCTGCCACCGCCACCGCCTGTTTGGGGTAGCAGCCCTTATTGTCTTTAACGTTCTGATACAGTTCTTTGCTCATATCTACGCTTCTTATATCCCAGCCGTTTTGTAGAGATTTGTAAAGAGCTATGAGATATTCGTTGTTGTCAATACCTATTCTTGTGTCGCAGCGAATCTTATCAATGACATTCGCCCCCCCCACAAACGGTTCGATATAGGTTTTAATCCCGTTCTCGTCTATGTATTTCTGAATTATCGGGACTATGTATTTTGAAATGCGGGACTTGCTTCCCATATACTTCATAAATCTCTTACTCCTGCTCTATGAAAGGTGTGATAACACACCTCTTATCAAGCTCATCGAGCAGCTCGTCCGCGCAATCTACGCAAACATCAAGATTTATCGTATCGCCATCTCTCTTGGAACCGTATCCGATAATAGTATGTAATCCAAAATCAAACATCTCATCGAACGTATCAAATGTCTTGCCGCATATGTTGCATTTCTTTGTTGTCATAACTTGTCCTTTCGCATTGCTTAATAGATTTTTGTGAAGTTTGTGAGCGTAAAGTACGCTCCGTCCTTTTCAAAAGAATGACAATAAATTATGTCGTCTTTCTTAAAAGGTTCTTTATCGTAAACTCTATTAAACACTGTCATTCTGCATTCTTTGCCTGAACCGATTGACTTTGTAATAATAGAGTATCCGAACTGCTTACCGTCCTTCTTTCTGCAAACAGGATACATATCAAGAACATATAACTTACGCCTGTCCTCTTGCTTGTTTGATATATAGCCTACATATCCCATTGCATCTTTGAAGTTTCGCACTTTGAGAATATCGCTTAAATCCTCTAATCCAGCAGACTTTATAGCGTCCTCGCTCTCGTCTAATATCGACTTTATATCAAGCAGCGTGTAACTCTTTGCAACTCCGCCAGATTTCGTTTGCCCTACTGCGTATTTTTGCACAATAGGTTCGAGAGGAGTTCCGTCAATGATTTGACGGCTCACTTTACTTGCCTTACCCTTCTTGAAGGTGTTGTAGTATAAATCAGATATCCGCAATAATTCTCGTTGATTTCCGTATACTGAGAAAAAATCAATTTTAATGAGTATATCTAACTGACGGGCATCTACTGTTGTGTTCTGAGATATATCAACTAGAACGTCTATAAATCTCTTGTGATTTTTCTTATGTGCTATTGTATATAACTCTTCTCCGATGCCACTACCCATATGTTTGATAGACGAAAGCCCTTTCGCTATCGTGTTGGTTTCAGTATCGAGGAAGTATTCACTCTTTGAAACTTTCCATTTAGGCGATGTTACTTTTATTCCTATTTTCCCAGCATATGTAGTGCCATTGCTGATATCTGTGTCGTTTGCGGCATTGTTTAAAAACGCTGTGATAAATTCTAATGGATGATAGTATCTATAGTAGGCACATAAGTAACCGAGAAGACAGTATGCAATAGAATGGTTGTCACTTTATTCCAACGTTTCCGTCGGCGCAGACTATATCTTGCTTAATATTTCTGTTACCAAAATATCAAGCCCTCGCTCTTGGGGACTTCCCTACTCTACTCAGTTCTTTCTTATAAATTTCTTTATAAGGAATCTTTTCGATAGTCGTTACACCTTCAACAATTGTTGCTTGGCACGGTATTACCATATCCCACAGGGACGTAGGTTCTCTTACCACTTTAGCCTTTCGACTTAGTAGACCGTTTTCACGAGGACACGGGCGCAAATCCACCCAAACATATAGCTAGACGCATCTTCTATAATTTGCAGAAAATCTCTAGCCTCTTTTTCGCTTTCATCTCTCGGTTTGCTTGACTTTGAGCAATAGCCCTCAAGGATTGACGGCATTGCTTTGTCGAGTCTGTCTCGTTGCTTTCTTGCAATAGCTCTTCGGATATTGTCGGCATCACTACCGCTTAATCCGCAGATTTGTTGCAGAAATTTAATGATATCTTCCTGGTACACTAGATAACCAAGATTGTCTTTAAGCAACTCATCTATCATTTCAGACGGATTACTATGAGGGTTTCTTTCAAGCAAATCATTACGATATGAGGCACCAGACGGTCTTATACACGCCGTTACGATTGACATATCGAAAATGTTCTTAGGCTTGAATTTCTGTAAGCACTGGAATGCAAAACTCTTTGACTATATCTTCATAGCTACTAGCTATGCTTGGCGCTTCCGCCATAGGAGTTTCACCTATGACGTACTCTACTCACTCATATTATGGTTTTCGATAGTCGATTGAGGTTTTTCAAGAGAAAGGTCGCATACGAACCCAAATGTCCATTCGCCATATTTTCTATGCTTGCGACAGCACTCTCGTATTCGAGCACCTTTTAGCCCATAATGCTCTGCAAATTCGTTGGCGTTCCAAAACTCGATATACTCGTTTGTCGGAGTTAGTGCATAGTATTTGCCTTTATTCGACTTTCTTCTCTGTTTTCTTTTGTCCGTGTTCGAATATCTGACATTATCTGATAAGGTAATCCATCTGCAATTAGCTGGTTCATAATTTCCATTTACATCTATCCTATCTATAGTAAGCCCAGGCTCATAACCGTTATTTATAGCCCAGCTATGGAAATTTTCGAATCCGCGATCGCCCAGCCACTCTTCACACATTGATATGCCTCTTTCGCCATAATTCTTGTATGCCTTTGCCGTGGGAGTGTAACACCTATATTTAATGTTATGATACACACCGCTTAATTTCTTTGCATATTTACCACTTATTGTCTTGGCTTGACAAATACAAGATGTTGTTTTTTCCTTATATAGTGAATTCGGTCTCACCTTAGATTTTCTGCCGCACTTTACGCACTCTACCTCCGCCATGGTATACCCGTTCTCCTTGACAAGACTAATTAACCGTTTTAATCCGTATACGGCTCCAATTTCATAATTGTACTTTGAGTTCATATTACACCTCCTCTCAAAACTTCCCACAGGATTATACATAAACGTACTTCCCCTGTTAGCATACCGCTTCACGCTCATTTCCTAGCGTTGCATCACGCACAGTACACACCCCGCATTTACGGGTTCACCAAGTTTAACGAGAGCAATTTTGCTTACCCTCGAACTGGAAGAGCGCTATAGGGCTTTTTATCATATCGTCCCATACCTTTTCGTCGTTCCAGTCAATTTCGTGAGTTTTTGGATACGGTTGATTTAAGTATCTACAGGTATCACGAATTACCTGTACTGTCTTTAAAACCAAAAAATCATATTTTGCAAGTCCGGTAAAGTCGTGTATGTTGTCCATATCTAACATAAGACATATATCGCCGTCTTTGTCAAACGTACCATAATTGTCATACAATGTTATCGGGCTGATTACCATTCCCGCTGGGTGTACCGACTGAGATATTTTTGTATCTACCAGACCATCATAATAGTAGAATAACTCTGGGTACTTCTTTTTGGCTTTTTCTTCGTCTTTATCAAACTCTGATTTTATATCAGCAATTCGCTTTAAATTCCACGGATTTTCGCTTTTTTCGGCTGTCGGATGCTGATTTGACCATCTTTTTGCAAAACATCTTCCGACTTCATCAATCACACCTTTCGATTGTAGCGTTCCAAAACTAGCGACTCTCGCCGTCTTGTCTGCACCGAATCTTTCTGTGATGTGTCCGAATATCGCTGGTCTGTCTGACTCAACGCAGTCAATATCAATATCTCCAATTTCTTTACGGGATTCATTGGCAAAACGGAAGAATGATGTTTTCCATGTTTCTGGGTTAAGGTCTATAATATCAGACACATATGCCACCCTTGAACCACCGACAGAACCTCTCGCTGTTCCGATTGCCATGTCCTTATCTTTGCACCAAGTAATAAGTTCGCTCATTGAGAGCATAAAGCCCATCATATCAAGTTTCTTAAACACCTGCATCTCTTCGTCTATGGCTTTACGGAACCCAGCCTTTTGCTCTGGCGGAATAATCCCGTTGTCAAGTTTTTCTTTGAACTTTCTTTCCACGGTTTCTACAAAAACATCTGCATCTTTTTCTCTTGTGCCATAAAGTATTGGGTATTTAATCTTTGTGTCGAGTTCTATGTCGTCTACCAGATCGTACAGTAGATTCGTGTTGTCAATCGCCTGCATAAAAGCATCCTCTGGCAACGCCTTCTGTTCTTTAAACATCTGCACAAGTTCGTCGTATGTCTTAAACGACAGGTCGAAAGAATCTTCATCTCCATATGACTTATTCTTAGCTTCAAGTAACACCTGGCGGCATTCAGCTTTATACTTGCTGGACGAATGTGTATCAGTACCAGCGATTAATGGCTTGCCTAACCGTTTAGACAGATCGTACAGACGCTTGTTAAAAGCTATCTGATCTGGGTGGTTGTGCGCTTGAACTTCAAAGAAATCGTATTTATCGGCAAGTTCCAAATACCTTGGGTAAGTGTCGTCAAGTTTGTTTAAAGGACTCGCTAAACACGCGCTTGTGGTTATTATGTTGTCTGAGATGTTAAGAAACTCATCAAACGAAATCCTGTTATTGTAATAGAAATGTTCCGAATCACAAGACATTGACACAAGCCTGTTGAGTTCTCTTACTCCGTCCATATTTTTAGCCATAAGTATGGTGTGGTAGTTATCTCTGACTTTCTCATCAAGCCTTTCGGTCAGGTAAATCTCTACAGAATGGATATATTTAATCCCAGCTTCCTTACAGGCTGCCCATTTTTCAGTCCAGTTCAACGGCTTCCCGTGTTCAGAAAACGATATTGCTTTCATTCCGTTTTTAACAGCAAGCTCTATGTAGTCTTTTGGTTTGCTACAACTATCGAGCAAACTGTACTCAGTGTGTAAGTGATATGGTATATAGTTGTCCATATTCTCACCCCCTACTTAAATTTAAATCTCTGGTCGTATATATGTGTAAATACGTCAAACCCCTTGTCTACCGGAGAATCCTTTTCTCCCAACAAATTGTCCTTGTCATAAAGAAATTCGACATTTACATAGTTTTTGAGCTTGTTTATATTTCTGTCTGCCGTGATTGTCACATCCTTATCTAACGCAAAAACCACTCTACATCCTAGCTTTGCTAAAATTTTTAATTGATTAGTGTTTAAGTGGCTTGTCAAAATTGCTCCGCAGTTCTCAACGCCCCAAGAATGAGCGATGAGCACTGACTTGCACCCTTCGAAGATTATAATTTCTCTCTTCGCCTTTATTGCATCTATGTTGTCGCTAAGACCGTATATCGTATTGAGTGTTCCCCACGGATAAAAATAACAGTATTTACTCTGTCCTTTCTCTTTCCAATCAACATCCAAGGCTCTACCGCCTATATTAACAATGTCTCCTGTGGTGTTTCTCACTGGGTATACTAGTCTGTTAGAAAACGCATCATAACAAACCTGGAATTTATCAAGAGCTTCTTGAGAAATACCCTCGCCTTTCCACACATCTAACTTATCTTTTGGACGACTATATCTATCCATAAAGTTGGTTGGCAGAACGGTTGATTTTTCTGGCTTTTTCTGAGCTCTTGGCTTTTCATATTTCTTACAAGCTATCGTTGCTACTAGCTTATTATTCTGCTTAAGGTCTAGCTCTCCGCCAACACCGGCGTATTCCTTTAGCATTTCTATAGCTTCCGTTGTTGAACATTTATAAAAATACTTTAGAAATGTGATAGCCGTTCCGCCAATACCACTTGCAAAACAGTAAAATCTGCCTGTTTCTCGTCGAACTGAAAATGACGGTGTTTTTTCGTCCTTGAACGGACTTAAGCCCCAATACTCTCCGTTCTTTTCCTCTAAGTCTACATAATGCGAAACTAGGTCTACTATGTCAATTGATTTAAGGAGCTCGTTTACATCCATTTTGCTACCTCTTAAAATGGTTCGATTGGAGTATGCTGTTTTGCTTGCTCATAAGAAATATGGTTACCGTCGAATTTCAAATCAATAAACTCCCCTGGAGCGTGTTGCATACCATTTCTGTTAAGAACTACTCTAAGTTTTTTGTTTCCGCACTCCAGACCATACTCATCAATCTCCTCTTGCGTCTTATCAGTTATTACGGCTATCACACTAGCATTTCTACCGATCTTAGCCGAGTCTGCAACCTTGCCCGACGCTGTTGCCTGAGCAGCACCTATGCCGCAGATATTCATATCCCCACAAATTTTGTTTTTTACCATCGTTTGTTAGCTGTTGTGAGATTTTCTGTACGGCTGGGAGAAAGCTCTTTCTACAGACCATCCTCTCTCAATCCTGCCAGATAATGCCTTATACGAAACATTTAGAATGGACGCCCACTCTGCCATCGTATGTGTCTCGCCGTTATAAGTTATCTTTCGGTTCGTTCTTTTGTTATTTCCCTGAACATAAGCGTTTACCCAACGACAATTTTCCGGGGAATATCCTTTGTCATTGTCTATTCTGTCTAAGAATAAAGAATTGTCATATCCAGAACTTACTGCCCATTTGTAGAATGGCTCAAATCGGTGCCACTCTTCACAAACAGTAATTCCTCTACCGCCATAATTCTTGTATGCTTTAACAGAGCGGTTATTACATCTCGTATTCATATTGCTCCATATGGTGTAAATGCGAGTGTTTATTACGTCGTGCCATGGGCATCTTTCTCTGGGAGCCTTTCTCAAGCAACCACACGATTTTGTTTTCCCGGCTTTTATCTTTTCTAATGAAAGAATTTTTTCTCTGCCACATTCGCATAAGCACAAAACCATCCTGTGCCTCCCACCGGTTGGAGATATGTACGGATCGACCTCTTTTATAATCGTCAGCATTCCATATTTTTCTTCCATTCTATAACCTCCTTTCCTTAAAAACATTCTCACAACGGGCGCTACCCCTGCCTTGCATTTTGCAACTCTTACTTTCGCAAGATGTCCAGACTATATCTTCACTCTTTCGAGGCTCGCCGTTTCGGAAGCGCTTGCTTCCTACATAATAGTCGTTGAACCTTCCTCTGTTCGAGGCTTGGCTGCTGATTGCCCAATCTTGTCGTCTTTACCGTTGCCGTATAAGGCTATTCGCCATTCCGTTTTGGTGACAAGCTCTAAGGGTTTCCCAGCAATTAAACGAGTTTAACGTGAACAATGGTGCTTATCCACGAATTTACCGAGCTCTTGATACGAGTCAAAAGCCGTTCCTTCTCCGCTTCCTTTAAAGTAATCCACAATAAGAACATCTAGTCCTTGAACGTGTTTAACTTTCTTGACCGCAGTGTAAATGCTCTGCTGGTCGAACATAGGAATGTAGATATGGGTAAATTTTCTTGTTTTTAACCACGCTCTTGCGTCGTCAATTTTTCTTTTTTCTTCTTCTGTATAATTGCCTGTTGTCAGTCTACGATATTCAATACCAGTCAGATGTGCAAGAACTCTTGCTGTGAACATTCGAGTGTTAAGCTCGCTATCCAGATAAAGAACCGCCTGATCTTTTTTGAGCAAATCCATCGCACAGTTGAGCAGCATCATAGACTTACCTTGCTTGGCTTCAGCGGCGAATATGAATAATTCTCCTCTCTCAATTGTTGCGTACTCGTTGAGCTTGTCAAACTTAAATGGTATTCCCGCATACCCATCTTGCTGTCGGTTCTGGATTTCGTTCCAGCAGTCGTCTATAACGTCTTTGAATTGTGGTATGTCATCTGTGGTTGAGTAGTCGGTCATTACCTCATCAATAAGACCGTAAATCTTTTCTTGGATATCATTGGCTTCTTCATTGCAACACAAATCTTCGCACTCTTTAAGTCTCTGATATGTGTCTCTTCTAAAAGCCGCATCGACAACGTTACCTACTAACAGCTTGTATTCCTCAATTGAATTGCGAGCAAGTATCTCGCTCATTTCTATCAATTCTTGAATCTGCTCGATAGTTATGTCTTTTGCTATCCTACGCATAGCGTCACTTGACTCAAGTATTTGCATAACGCCAAAAGCGTCTACTGTTGTGATGTTGTTTTTAGCCATTTCGCAGATTGCTGTATAGAAACAGCGATTCTGTCTGTTTGTAAAATGATTAGGTAATAAGTTTTCAGAATAGAAAGAAAAATCAGGATGCTTAATGAGCGTGGCAATAATTCCCGACTCACTATCAAGTCGATTGATTTCGTCAGCTTTCAAGTTATTCACTCCTTATTTTCTAAATAATACTTGCACTTATTGTGCAACCCGCAAATGTTGCGGCATTTGAAAAATTCTGGCGTTCCCTCAAAATCTTCAACAAGCAGTAACTTATTAATCAAGTCAATTGCCCATTGCTGAACCCTTTCGTAAGCATCTTCATCAAAAGGTTCTTCTATAAAGTTGCCGTTTCTAAAACAATTAAAGCATAGGAGCTTGGGCTTCTTCCCGTACTCTTTTTCTACAGGAACAGAGTACAAATAAAGCTGTTTTAGCATTCTGTCTAAGTCTAAATCGTTTTTAGTTGGTTTGGATTTTTTACTACGAGGTGATAATGTCTTTGATTTGTTGTCAATTATTATAATATCCCCGTTTTCGTCTTCGCAAAGTAAATCTATGTATCCTATCATCGGAAACCCACCGATTTCAAACTTAACCTTTTTCTCAACACCCAAAACTTTATATGGCACAGGCTCAAATTTGGAAAGATAATTTATTGCATCGTTTATATATTTCTGTACGGTTGTTTCTTGAGGGCGAACTCCCTGTATTTTTGACTTATACTCTGTAAGAAAAGTCATCAACATCTCATCTCTGGGAATCTCGCCGTTATAGAAGCCCTCTAGTATTTCGTGAACTAACGATCCGTAGCTTGAGAAAAACATTGGCTCTTCTTTTTTGTCTTTAATATACCTGAGAAAGAATTTGTAGGGACAGTCGTCATACGATGTCATTCTTGAATAGCTCCATGTAAATGTATCGATAATTGGCTTGTATATTAGTTCAGAAATACGCACCACCTCCTATCCTTTATCATTTTTTAGAACGGCAAATCTTCCGCCTCGACCTCTCCGCTATCAACTTCCTTTTTAGGGGAGTTAGTTCTTGGCGCCTGCGCAGAATCCCCCTTTGTTGCTAATTCAAAGTCAAAGACATTAAAATTTGTATACGTCTTGTTCTGTTCCTTGTCGTACTTACTTGTGACGGCAACGTCAAGCAACTTAATTCTATCCTCTTTCTTGAGAGATAAAGCCTTGCTTGCCGCAGCGGTTCCAAGAAATGAAACAAACCCGCTGAAGTCTGTTTCGTATTTATCTGTTTCCTTATCCTTACGACTTGTTGATATTCTTGCACTTGTTATGGTTGCTGTCTTGGGGGTTACTTCCCATACTGTTGCATATGCGTTGTTTCTAAAACTCATTTTCAAATCTCCTTACTGTTCTGTAGTCTTTTTCTTACTTGTTTTGTTAATGTACTTTCCCTTGAAGTCTGTCAGCAATTTTCCTGCAAGCACCGGCTCTGCAATTGCCTTGTAATTTCCGCCCTTAATATACTTGTTTATGAACGACTTTATCTCGTCCTTGTCTTTCTGTGTGGAATGTTCTTCAAGATATCCTCTCACCAGTTTGTCAAGTTCTTCTATAATGGGGGCAGATAAAGCCCGATCTTCTGCCTCCTCTGTTTCCCTCTGCTTGCTTCTCCAATTATCTGGATCGTCTTCGGGGGTGCTAATGTTGAAATACTTGAGCAGGAAGTAACGGAAACTGTATGTGAGCGCCGACCCGAAAGCCTGAGAACCGTCACTCTGATGTCCCACTAAAACCCACGGGACTGAGATGCGTTCGTCTGGGTTATCATTGTTAATCCAAATATACGTCATATCAGCATTCACGCGAATCTCGTTGACTATTTCGTCAGTAGTTTCAGTAGCACCGTCTTTGCCCTTTTTGGATTTTAGCTTGTGATAGGTGTATGGAACCACTTCTAGTGTCTGTGGTGTGATATTGGGAATTAAAGAGATTCCGTACTTTTCCATCAATCCAGTAAGTTTGGCAAGGATTTCATCGTCGGTTACATATTTATAACCGTATCCCGCCTTGTTTTTTCGAATTACCTCCACCTGTTTTCTTATCTTCGCAAGTTTCTGATAAATGTTTAAAGTTGCTTCTGCCAATTAACTCATCCTTTCTTACTTAGCACTTTCTTTTATGTACGTTGCGGATTCGTCAGCGACGTGTAATAACCACGCAAACGGACACTGTTGATAAGCGTTACTTACTTCTTTATTTCCATCCCAGCAACTCATATGACAATTAATTGCCACCGCCTCTTCTGGTGTTAGTTTTATGAATTGCTGAAGAATGAATACTGATTTACTGCCATGACCTCCATAACAAAACTTTTCCTTTATGTTATAAGCGTCATAACTCTCCCACCGCCCCTCGTCGTTCTTGCGATTCCTTTTCTCTACTGTGTAGAAATTTGCTTTACACAGATCGTGAAATAGCGATGATATAATTACTGTTTCTTCTGTCACATTGACTTCTTGATATACAGAGAGCAACCTTTTAAGTTCGTCATACACATTCAGAGAATGCTCTAATAAACCTCCCGGATACGAACCATGATACACCTTGCTTGCAGGAGCTCTGTAAAAGTCTGACCTTTCAAGCCACTCAAGTAAATCTTCAAAGCCCTCTCTATTTACCGTTTTGCACAGTTGCAGGAATCTTTCCTTAAGTTCCATTGGCTATTCCTTTCCACCGCCTGCTTCGTTGGCGGCTATTATTATGATACCGACTTATCGGCTGGCTGGGGTGACGAGACTCGAACTCGTGGTACACGGTGTCAAAGACCGATGCCTTACCGCTTGGCTACGCCCCAATATCTTACATTTTAAAAATGGCAATAAAAAAAGCACCTGTGTTGGTGCTGCTATAATTTTGAAATTAAAAAAAACAACCTCTATGCTTGTTGAGGTTGTAATTTATTTATATTCGATTGTTCATTTATTTAAGAGATGCGCCATAATGTGCCGTTTTCCAATTTGAATAATCAACAAGACGAATCTCTCTGCTCTTTCCTTCTCCGCTACTGAAGTCTGTTGCTCCGTCTGCAAATCTTTCGAGAATTTTTTCTGTTATTGTGACTCCGGCAATTTCCGCCGAATAAGCTCTGTAGTAAATCCCTGAGTCTCTAACATTGGACATAGTTAAGTTCTGATCAGTGATTCCGTCGGTAAACGCTTTTCGTGTTCTCTTTCCTATTACTGGGAACAACGTTTTTATAGTCCCAACGGTTCTCATTCCTCTGAGCAGCACATCACCATCAACCCTCTTTACAGGATTGTTATACTTATTCTTTTCATACCGAAAAGACTTTGCTTCAAGACAATTTCTGATAGACGGAATGGCTTCTGGTGGAATTGATGCAAAGTATCCGTTAGCGAGTTTTATTCGTAAATTTATCATGTCTATCTCAGAATTTTTGACCGTATAAATATCATTTGGTAATACTCCACAATATACTAACCAAAACGCAGCCTTGATAATATTGTCACTTGTCATATCGCTTTCTTTTGAAAAAACCGTATCGAGATAGATTTTTAATCCAAGGGGGTTGCCAACCGTCTTCTCTCTTATTGCAGACAAATCTGCGTTCAGAGACTTTAGCCATTTGTACGAGTCGGTCGCCCCGTCGATATGGTTTAAATAGCACCACTTGCAGTATAGTCTTGCATACATCAACTGAGATCGAGCACTGCCCACCTTGACATTTCCCATTTTTTTAAGACTGTTCTCCAACTGAGATACAGACATTTCGTACAAATCCATGCCCGCTTCCGTTTCGATTTGCTTTATTGCCTCAAGAAACCTGGCAGCCTTGATTCTTTGAGAAATTAATTCGATGCTGTCTATATATGCTCTTTTAATTTTCTCGTTATACATCGCCATACCGCCTTACTTGTTAAGAGAAATCGCTCTTTCTCTCGTCTCTTCTAAAAGCGTAATATCAACGAATGATATTACTGATGTAGCCAGAAGATATGCTGTTGCTATATTTTTCATACTGCTATTGGGTATTGTGGTAACAAATCCTTTTATCCTATCTTTTGATACGCAGACAGGATTCTCACACAGAACCATACTATCTCTCGGAACTCCGTCTGTGCTAGATTTAAGCAATACATGGGTCGGCTGAGCTATGTGCTTTAACTTCGTAGTTAATGGCAGTACAATAAGATTGGGACTGAACTCGTTACCCTTATTATTTTGGATAATCACCGCCGGTCTTATTCCTGATTGCTCACAACCGACTCCTTCAAATTGAAAGTAATATACATCGCCTATTACAATTTTTCTTTTTGTCATGTGTAGTACCTCGTTAAGTGAAATGTTAGTGTTGTTCTTTTTACAGCTTGAGTATATCACCAATTTGAGGTTTTGTCAATACCTAATTCAGTACAATTGTGTGGGCGATTTTGCTAAAATTTTATATTTGTTTTTGGTATTATTGCAAGTATTAGCAGAAATTATTGTTATTACGCACATATACGCACATGGGTAATCGGCAATTTCAATGTCCTCTATATTGCCGATGGTTATGTATGATGAGCTGTTCTTGAAACACACCATATTAGCTACCGGGCATACGCAAATCTTGTCAAACGACAGAGAATAATCATCTATGTAAAAATCGTCATCATCCTGATTGCCTTTGGACAGTATGTATACGCCACACCCTCTGCTTCTTATTTCCCCCTCTAAATTCAAAACATCTACTTTCTTACTAGGCAAAATTATGCACCTCCGCGATTGTTTGTTTTTTTTAACCCACGAACTATTATATAACGTGTTTCGTTCGCAGTCAATAGTTTTACGCAATTTATTTTCTATTTTTGAAACAGATTCATAAGGATATGCGCAATAAAACTACACCCTATATGCACAATTATACCACAACACTAACACGAACTCAACGAACAAATTTTGCTAATTCATAGCCTCCTCTATAGATTTAATAGCGTCGTCTATACTCTCTATAGCGTTTTCCAAAGATTCAACAGAATTTTCTAAATCTTCGTGCCGCTGTGACGACTCAAGGTTTTCTGGAATATTATCAAGACACTCCTGTTCCTTGTCAAGAATTCTTTCGACGTCTGATACGACCGATGATAGCGATTCAATTATCGAGCCCAACAACAATCTTCTCTGTTTGTTCATATTTCTCCTTTAGATTGAAATGTTTATTATAACAGTAATTATTTCTCCATCTGGAATAATTGACACATCTTTTGCTAATGCAATCAGATCTCGCAGAGATGTGTTTTCGCTTTTTTGCATTACAACATATTCCCTGTCTATTCTGATTGACACCGTTTTATCATGTTCTTCAATTTTTATAAACGTATCATCTCCATCAATTCCATCCTCTGTATCAAAATACTCACATAGTTCATCTATAAGATCAGAAATTTTAACAATGGCTTTGCGGTTCTTCAAATTATTCTCGATTGTCATTTACTCTACACTTCCTATCTTTACAGCAACATCACTAAAAGCTATTCCCATTTCTACATTTCCATTCGTTTTTGGGAAAAACTCAATGTTGTCTGATAATTTTAATATCATAGTAAACAATTTCGGATTAGAAATTTTTATTGACTTTCCTTCTGCGCCAATTCCACCTGATGTTATGAACGGCTCGTTAACCTCTTTTGTAATTTTTAACTCGTTAGCGTTGACCGTCTTTTTTATAATAGACTCAACTATTTCCATCTTTGACAGTTCTATAGGGTTGTTTAAATATATATTACCCTCTTCGTTTTCCTCGATCATTTTACAAAGATCAATAATATCCTGATCAAAATCATCATCATACTCGTCGTAAAGATAATTAAAACTACTCATTAAAACTTCCACCTCGTAATTTAGTTATAGTATTACATATCGCAATTGCCGCTGTCTCCATCTCATCCGTTGTATTCATGTCTGACACAGAAACTCTTATTGAGTTTCTTGCAACATTATCGCTAAAGCCCATAGCCTTTAGAACGTGACTAGGCTTTTGCTCGTGTGCCGTACAAGCAGAACCCGCAGATACACAGATTCCTTTAGAATCTAGCATTAATAGCAAAGTTTCTCCGTCCACGCCATCGAAATGAAGGTTGATTATTTTAGTTCCCATTCCGTTTATATGTGCTATGCTTAACAAATGTTTCGCTTCTAATTCGTTGAATAATACGTCTTTAAAGCGATTTATAAGCGATATTTCACGCTCTCGTATCATACCAAAGTCTCGTTTTATTGTAGCACACGCAGCTCCAAAAGCCACTATGCCCGCCACGTTTTCAGTACCGGCTCTGTATCCGAACTCCTGATGCTCTCCGCCTGCTATTAACGGGGTTAATAATGATTTATCCTTCACAAACAGAGCACCAGTGCCTTTAAACCCATGAATTTTGTGTGCCGAGAACGACGCCATATCACATCCGATTTTTTTCATATCAAGTTTTTCTGATCCGAGAGCTTGGACACAATCTGTGTGAAAAATAACAGGAGTACCGCACTGTCTCGCTTTTCTGATAGTTTCTTCGACAGGAAGATTTTCTCCTGTTTCGTTATTTGTGTACATCATCGAGATGAGCGTTGGGTTGAGTGGAGCACACAGTGCGTTATGTTTTCTTTTATAACATTTGGCGCAGTTTCTTAATTCAAGTCCTATAAAATCAGGAGTCACGTCCATTATTCTAAACCTTACCGACTTATCTCCGCTCGCCTTTAAGACAGACTCGTGCTCGTATCCTGATGTATATGTTTTCCTTCGACGTACCGTGAACACAAGATTGTTTGCCTCACTTCCGCCTGATGTAAAAATTATTTGTTCGGGATCTGCGTTTATTAACTCGGCGACCTGCTCTCTTGCTTTATCAATCGCTTTTGCGGATGTTTTTCCAAAAGAATAGGTGGCTCCCGCGTTTCCGTAGTTGCCCGTTAAATATGGCGTTGCTGCTTTTAGCACCTCTGTGCTCGCAGCAGTCGTGGCTGCGTTGTCTAAGTATATCATTTATAACCCCCTTTTGACCACAAGGCTGCGGTTCCGGTTAGCATATACGATGGGAGGCATTCTTTTATTAAAAAGCCACCTCCATACAAGGTGGGAGTTCCTGTGTTATTATAATAACTCTTGTATACCCATGTAATATCCAATCCAGTGGATTCGTTTATACATTTTTCTATCATTTGAACGAATCGTTTGTCGCATTCTAGTTTTTCAAATTCGCTTATTTCGTAAACCACGAATTCAGACACTGCTTTTTTCCACAATATCCCCTTTTTAGCTAACAGCAAATGCTGTATGATCATCCATATCGGAAGTGTTGAGTCATTTAAGTACCACGCTATCTTACATTCCGACGTCTTCCATTTGTCTTTAAAGATATAGTTGAGTTCCTCTTCAACTTCATTTACTAGCGTTTCTGTATAATCTGTGTTGTTAGCTTTTATACGCATTAGTTCGTCAAATACGACCTCCTCCATATGAGGGTTTAGCGTCTTGGCTTTGATAGCCGCCTGTGCTTTTTCTGCTTTGCTTGTTTCAAACTCATATTCATTTCTTCTGGCTGCTTTGCTTATCGAAGAACCCATAGCTACTGCACCCGCTCCCAGCAACATAAATATTCCTAACATATTTGAGACTCCTTACTAAGATGATTTTTTTTTGACTTTACTAAAATTATAGCATATTTTTGGGTGGAAATAAAGCATTTTTATACAATTTCGCAAATCAATCTGTTATGTAATACTCCGACGACTTTCTTGCGAGCATCTTCGTCAGTCTTTACTTCTTCTACCGAGAGTGCTATCACCGCAGCTATCTCTGCTCCCTTCCAATCGTCCTTTTCGACACAGGCATTATACACCTTATCGCAGATTCCTAAAACTGTTTCTCTTAATGTTGTTTTCTCCATTTAAAATCTCCTTGAATTAACCTTGATTGTCTATGTAAACACCGTTAGGTGTGATTTTTAACTATTCTTTGTTGTAGCATTAATAGCACAGTGTGTGTCGTTACAGATCCGCATCAACACTAATATTTTGCGGTGTAGTAAATTCCAACATAACACTGTCGCTTTTATTTCTGGCATAATTATCCTGTGCTGTGCAAATGTTCCCAAACGTATTCTGAAAACTTATCCCAGTTGAGTTTCAGTTGATAATAAATATCTATCTTTGTTTCTCCATTACCCATCAAGTCTGTGACGAGCACTTCGTACTCAAATTTCGACCAGAAATAATACATTGCTTCTCGTCTGAGTTTGTCTTGAAAGATATCGTAATCCCTCTCTTTTATTAATTTTGCTACAGACTCAAGAAACCCGCTATGCTGAAACACATTAATCTCTTTCATTTGTCTCTGATTGCTAGAGTACCATATTACATTCCACTCTAGGTCTGAAATCTTGTTTGATTTTTTACTCACAATCTAATTAGCTCCTTTCTCACAATCGTTTCAAAATAACGTTTGGTTGTATTTAGCTAAAATTAGTTGTTGCTAATAGTTATGGTTTCTGTAGTTATGTTGAGATTGAGAAACTCATCGTACTTGTACTTTCCGATAACCCAGCTTATAACCTCCTTGCCACCCATAATCATATCAATAGCATTCTCACTAAGCATCTCGCTATCGGTTTCTGCTATAGCAATCATCTCACTATCATTCTTATTTCTTATCCGTACTACATCTCCCTTGCAAATTTTCTCATTACAAGGTACGTTAAATGTATATCTCTTCTTGGATGGATCTTGTAAAAATCTTACCTGTACTATATTACTCATTTCTTTTTCCCTTCTGTTTCTAAACACATTTCTGATCGTCTCAGTACGCTCTATCCTTTCTTCTATGGTTAGTTTACTCATTCGAACTACCTCGACATATTCTATTAGAGAATATTTGCCAAGCAATCTTGATTTCGTACTCACAATCGGTGTTGAACTCATCTTCGTCTTCTGCATTAGTCATTAGATATTTAATAATGGTGGATACATCGCCGTCATAGATATTTGGTTTGCACATCCACTGAATCGAGATTTCTTTACCCATTTTTAAACTCCTTGTTTTTAATCTCAATAACCTCGTCAAGCCCCAGTTCTTTCTTTAAAAGTTTGAGCAACAACTCTCTGTCCTTTTCGGAAATCTCAAATCCTTCCATTTCAGTAGAAACTATTGCGTTGTTTAACGCTCTCTCTATGTCTATTTCTGGAGCAGCCTTTATTCTGTCTATAATTTTTTCAGCACCTCTTATCTCTTTGAAGTCCCCCGTCTTACAAGTAAATCTAACGGAATGGTGTATATCGTCTAAAAGTTCTTTCCGTGATATAAGTCCGTCAATTCTTTTTATATAAGCCATTTATACCTCCTATGCACTATGCCTTTTGTTCCATTCATCAATAGCTTCCTGTTCTTCCGCAGAGACCGCATAATTGAATTTACGCCTTGCTTGTACAATTTCATTATGTCGCACCTCAAGAGTAACAAGACTCTTGTCGATAGAGTCTTTATTTCTTAAAAATAAAATATGGCATTTCCCATCGAGAACTCTGTCAATATATGAAGCCACACAGTTGTTCTGCTGAACCGCCTCATCTTTTATATCATCAACACTACGAGGATATATAAACATATAATTCTTATAAGACATCTCCAAGGATTCGTCAATTCTGTTTTTAAACAATTCTTCGGGAAACTTTTTCTTTAAACGATTGTAGTTTCTAGTTGCAATTTTAAATGTTGTTAAAAAATGTTTTGGATATTTGTCAAATTTATTGCTAATTGCATTCATCATTTTTGCATAATCCAGTAATTCTCTCATAATAAACTCAACATCATCAATCGCCTCAAATGTTACTAACTGATCTATGTACTGAAGTAATGGCTTTGCAGAATATCCCATTTGTTTGGTTAAAATATTAAAATTTGATTTTTCTTCGCTATTATATCTATAATGAGGGTAAAACAAGATGCTATACAGCTTTCGATTGTCCAAACTCATATAAGATAAATTTGAAACTAAAAGCATAGCATCTGGGTTTTGTTTATAGGATTCAACCACAAAATTAGAAAGTTTAAAATCTTTGTTAATACAAAGCTTGCGTAAAGCACAAGGTATATCCCCTATTCTGTATATAAACTGTGAGTCTACATTTTTTATTCCTGCCGAGAATATTTGCTCAAATCTTGAATATTTTGAAACTCGATTTAAGATAGTACCTATGTTATATATACAATACGTTTCTTTCCTTTTTACGAACTCAAGAAAATTTGCGTAATTTTCATCTGTACAAGACTGTTTAATTTGACTAAAACTAATGTCTCTAAGCTGATTCTGAAGTCCGTTAACTTCCTTTCCAGAAAAACCATATGACTTCTTCGTAGCAAAATCATATTTAACAGTTTTTCCGTCTTCAAAATCAAATATCAAAAAACTATTTTCTTTATAAACTTTCATTCTTTCACCTCAACTCTGCTCTAGTTGTCGCTAAAAATATATAAAAGTTGTAATACACGATCAAAAATTGCCCCTATAAAACTAACATTTTATCGTTTGTCAACTACTTCCTCTAAAATTCCACCTATCTCGGCTATTATTATGCCGAGAGCTAAAGGCAAGATATTCCCTACAACAAGTGCCACACAGCCACCAACTATCCGTATTACAGACTTTGATAAACTAATTATAAAATGTCCCTTACTGTTCATTTTACCTCCTTAATGACGTCATCGACAATTTTGTTGCACGTTTCTTCGCTTGAAATTACAATATCATAACCGATATGATATTCATTCAATTTGTCGAGAATTTCCTGTTTTATAAGAAATGCCTCTTGCTCGTTGTGTAGTCGCCCTTCATTTTCGTATGGGTGATTTCTTACTAAGAAGTAATTCTTGTTATTGTAAGAGTTAAAAATATTCAACACCGTGGCACAAAAATTTTCTCCAAGCTGTTTATCATACACCGCCGATAATATTAACGGAGAATCGACAACCATAACTTGCACTTTATCTTTTACTCTACCCATCTTAAACGACTGCTTGCCAAATATGTATTCTTGATGTCTAAAAACTTCGCTATCGTTTTCCCACACCTTGTCTTTGACAAACTCTGAAACATATTCAGCCGTTATTCCGTTCCTTTTTAGTTTAGCAGTAATATCCATTGCACAAGTGCTTTTCCCTGCTGAAGGTTCTCCGAATAAGTTAATTACTATTGTTTTCATTCTGTATCCTTTCTGTGTATTTATCGTCAAAATTCCTCTCTTGTGTTTTCCAAATACATAGGGCTGTTCGTACTCCAACCGCCAGTATCGCTTAATATTTCGTCTCTTGTCTTACGAAAATCATCTAAATGCTCTCTGAAATAGTTTATAGCATCATTCTCAGACTTAAACTCATTGTCATCTTCCCAAAAGAAAAATCTTTCGTTTGTTGCGAAAAATGAATTTGTATCTACACAATACGCAATTATCCAACTTGGAAAAACTTGTGAAAAATCTTCATTTTCGGCTAGTTCTATATACATCGTTTTCCCCCTTTTTATCTATTCTATAAAGGAATCATAAATGAGCAAGGAACAATGTTTCCCTTTAGCTGATGGGCATTCAACAATAATATCAAAGTTTATTTTCTCACAGATATGTGTAATATCTGTTACATTTTCAACAGTTATAGTGAGTTGCGCTTTTCTTTCGTCAAACCGCTTTATTTCAGGAGCATAATTTTTTAATATCGGGTATTCTCTTAGCACAGCGTCAGCGTCGTTCCATGGCTTTGCACTTCGGATCTCTATTCTCATAATCACCAACCCTCCTTTTAATAGTGTTCTTCTATATCATCGTCATACAAAAGCAAACAGTGTTCTGTTGAATCGACAATAATGTCGGTGTCTATTTTTTCACTAAGGCACATAAGATCAGCTACGCTCTCAACCTCTATAGCAACTGAGCCTCGTATATTATTTTCGTCCAAAAATCTGACATAAGGATTATAACTTTTTAATTCTGGGTATCTGTACAATATGGTTTCAGGCTCGTCATGGTAATGTACACTTTTAATCTCAATTCTCATAATCTTAAAATCCCTTTAACATTCCACTCACAAGGCGGAAGTTCGTTAAACAAATAAGAGCAAACATTACAAAACGGGCATTCGGTACAGTTTTGATTTGCAATTGCAGAATTTACAACTAACGTCTTAATAGATTTAAATGCATCCCCCACACTTGCCTTTAGAGAATATCTCTCGTATTTTTTGCAATTTGAGGGGTTGTCAAATTCTTTACCATCATAAGCAATATACTTTGTTGTCATATAACCGCCTCAATTCATTAAGTCGGACACGGCTTTATTCACCATATCTTTAATGGCTTTTGTTTTTATTAATCTCTCTGCTAGCTTGTCCGAAGTTTTCTCTATTATTTCGTCCTTATATTCTTTGATAAAAGTCTCAGAACACTCCTCTACCAGATTCTTTAATCTGTTTGTGTACTCCCATTCTGTTGGCTTTTTATTGCCGGTTAGCTGTTTCATAATATCTTGTCTTATACTGTTTACGATTTGCTGTGACGCTGTATCTACAATAGTTTTCTTTATCTTTTCGTCATCAATATTGATGCCAAATTGTAAAATATGTTCCATTTTTAAATCTCCTTTAATTTCCTAAGTTCAATATATCATCTTCCCTCCAATAGCAAGGGGGATGTTCGTTAAAACACGAATCACAAATTGACGTTAGTGGACATCTATCACAATTACCTAACGAAAAGATAACTTTAATAGAACTCTGTTCCGTCACAAGCAACATACACTTCTTTAGTTATCATAAAATTTCTCCTCTCACTATTTCATAATCATCGGGAATTTTGTAAAAAACCTTATCACAAGATTATCGTTAGTATAGATAATTGTTTTATATCCAAATTTGTCTTGAATTTTCTTGTTTATTCGTTTCTTTTTATGACTTTTACATATTACTACACTTTTTATTTCGTGTTCTTTATAGATAGAGGTTAATTGTCCTACAAAAGCCAATGTTTTTGCGTATAAGAGTGTATTCGGTTTCCTTCTGGGTGTGGATTTCGGCTCGCCACCACTGATAGGCTTTACATCCATTGAATTACTAATCGTTTTAATTAATTCACCAGATTCCTTGTTGTATATCTTTATTGATTCTATTTTGCTCATGTATAACCTCCTTGCGATAAAAGACTTGTTTTATTTTTACATAAATACATTTACATATAGGAAGATAGCTTTTTTAAAAAATTTCTTTGCTATCTGATCTAAAAGAATGTATAACGATTTTGTATCTGAATACTTGTCTTTTAAAAACTTTCCTTTTAGTTCATAGTAATCTTCTCTAAAAAGGTCTTTGTCATCATAAAACTTGCCATCCATTTCTGCATATTCCCCTAACTTTACGGAACAAGGTTTTATATTAAGATTGAAATCACCATCCCAATTTACATAAGCAGATACTACAGGAATCACAGGTAATCCGGGATTGTCCATGATAATCTGTATTAATTCTTCGTTTACACTCATTAGGTTGCCAACCTCCTCTCTTCATAAACAGGCATTTCTTTTATTTCCTTTTCAACAATTTCAAGAGCTATATTGAACATCACATCTTCATTTTCTAATTCAATTTTCTTGTGAGAGTTTATTACTCTAAGAATTTCATCCCGATCTATGTACTTAATTAGTTTCATTCGTGTTATGATCGTCCTTCCAATATAATTTCGTAAATTACATCATCATGATAATTTCCTTGTTTATCTCGAAGTGCGTCCTTGAGTATGTGTTTGCTACCATTATATCTCTTACAAAATTTATCATAGTGCTTTTCAACGGGATTTCCGCTAATCATACGCCATTCGATTCTATGTATTTTATAACTACGAATCAGTTTTCTAATTTCACGGTAAACGTCAATTCCTACCGTCTTGTTTCCTCTATCAAATGAAAATAGCCCAAAATTGTTAGCACAAGAAACGTACCAATCGACATGATATGTAAAATATCCTATCACTTTTTCATCTTTTACAATTGCGTACTGATACAAAGTACCGTCATCGTTATTTTCAAAATTCGGAGTATAAAACCCCAGCGTTCCGGTATATAAAAACATATCTTCGTTATAAATATAGTTTGAAATTTCACGCTGGATTTCTTCTTTGTATAATAAAGCTGGTTTTAACATTTTGTATCCTCGTCCATCTTTGCCCCGCAGTTAGGACAGTATTTAAAATTATGTTTTGCAGTATGTTTCCCGCAAAGCGAGCATACCACCATCCACAAAGTGTATTCTCCCCAGTACCCATGTCTTACAGGCTCGACATCAGCAGCGGGGAAGTTTACCAGTTCCTCTCTTAAATCGGCATTATCAAAAGAACAAGTACCTATTAACGGAGGAGAATTTTTACACCTATTTTCTTCATATTCCAAAAAAGAATTAGCATCTATGTATTTAGCCATTTGTTTCGCCTCCTATCAGCTCAGAATTATCGTAAATGTTGCCGATGACTTCAAGGTTATAGCTGGCATTAAAATCAGCTATCGTATTTTCAAAGCCTATGACAAACATTGCTGCATATTTATCAAAAAAGATTTTCCCGACTTCGGACGTTTCGGCATCACGAACAATATCTCCTTCAAAAATCTTCTTGCCGTTCTTGTCAGGCAACTCTATGTACTGACCTACGGTTTCGGGAATGACCAGAAAATGCTCAAAGCCGAGATATGAAACGGGATATGAAACCAGTCCAAGTTTTCCTGTAAGTATGTAGTGATACTCGCCCACTGGAACATAATAACCTTCGACCCACTCGCCATTATCCTTCCGTTTCCCATGAAATAAATTTTCTCTCATCGTTACCTCCTCTTTATTTAGTCAGCCGGCGGCTTTGGTAACGGCATCCAATGTGTTATTTTTATCTCACCATTCTCGGCGGTGCAAGGCAAGATTAAAGCGTTTACAGTTTTCTCTTCACCCTCTTCGCTGAAAGGATTTAAATGCCATATCTTTTGACGACTATCATACAATGCGGTTGCTACTACACGATATTCATATTCACTGCGTGGGTAAAGCATTGTTATCAAATATTCTTTCCATGTTCCAAAATTTTCGGGAAGTTTATCTTCCACACTTATCCAATCGCTCATATTTTCTCTCCTTATTCAAAATCAACAGCCTTAATTTTCGTGATGACTCTTCTGCCCACACGGTCAGTTAGTTCAACCGCAGGTCTACCGACCAGACCTTCCATCTTAGCCGTTCCTATTGTTGATGTCGGACTTGTCTTAACATAATCAACCGCCTGTTTTATTGTTCCTCTCATAATAACGGGAACAACATCAATATTAAAAGTACGAGCAATATCTTCTACAGCCTCTCTCTTTAGCCATATATTGACCGCAGGAAGATAAACATCAAAAAGAATAAACGAAACATCTGGTCTATATGTCCCTCCTCCGTTTATCTTTACGCCATACCCTTCACCAAACAAAATCACCGGCTGATCTTCAAACTTCTGTTCAAAGAGTTCTTCGTTAGAATTTCCACCAAACAATTCTACAAGTTTATTTGCAAGATGAGCTGGGATCTGTGCATTCTCAGTTCTACCTTGATATGTAATTTTATGTCCATCCCAAACAATCCCTATGTTTGTACCGTCTATTTTTTCAGTAAATACCCACTCGGAGTTTGCAAGATATTCAACGGTTTCGTTTCTGAATTTTCCCTCTATAAGTTTCTTTGAGCCGTCAGCAGCTCTTTCAAAAGGGGTTTCAATTTTTAAATACTTTGTCATATTTTTCTCCTTTTATTTTCTTGGATATTGTTTAACCTCTTGCGGTCTTACAATTATGTTTGGCACTTTTATTTTAGTTCAGAGTGCCAAAACTGAACTAACATTTAGAACGATTGAAAGGTGGATCTGGCGTTTCCTCGTTTAATTCTAATTAACACATTTAACTGCCCTGCTAAATGCCAAAATTTAGACCCCTTTCTGACGACATCGCTGCCGTTGGTTCAGGTAGTACCTGTAGCATAACACCAAAAGCCCCTGGCTGGCACAGTAGGATTTGAACCTACGCTATCAGAGTCAAAGTCTGATGTGTTTACCACTTCACTATGCGCCAATATAAGTGTGTGATGTAGCAAATCACACACTATCCCTAATAACCGTAAAAACTAGGGTGGTGCATTACGAATTATTTAGGCGATGCTACTACTCAATCGCTTAGATTTTGCACTCTCACTACCCACACAAAACGTGGCTTTTATGTTTTTGATATTACCCGTACTCTTTAACTTTCTAGGGTGAGAATAGGTTTGTACGAGTATAGAACCCTACTCAGATATTTCCGCATCTCTTATGCCGAGACCGTTTTTTATCCTTTCGTTTGGAGCAGATAACGGGGATCGAACCCGCAACTTCGGCTTGGGAAGCCAACATTTTACCATTAAACTATATCTACGTTGGTGTCGCTAATCGGACTTGAACCGATACGATATTGCTATCAGCAGATTTTGAGTCTGCCGTGTCTGCCATTCCACCATAGCGACATTTTGACGCTTTTGTTTCAATTCAGAGCGTCAACTGAACCAAAAATATTTTCAGGGGGAGCAGTGGGACTTGCACCCACGACACACAAATTACTCTAACTACTGAGTTACACTCCCATGTAGAGATGCCGTGTGAGGGACATCTCTTAAGTCGACAAAAGCATCATGCATAAATATGAGTGCTTAGTCAGTGTAGCAACTACTTGTCCTCCCGGACTGGTGAAGATGAAGGGATTTGAACCCTTGACTCGCAGGTTAAAAGCCTGCTGCTCTACCAACTGAGCTACATCTCCATTTTGGTGAGAAGAATTGGATTTCAACCAATATCCCTCGTTGCAATCAAGTGCATTTTTTATGCTATCTTCTCATAAAGCCTACCTCTCTACCGCAGTTTCAAGGCTGTCATATTCCCGCAGGAGATATAACTATTTAAAGGAGTTGGAACGGATACTCTCAACCTTACATTCATAGAATAGCTAGCCTATCTGCTTCTCGTGTAAGCTATCGCCTGCAGACGGCGGAATGTGAATATCCGCTGGTGCAAAGAGTGAGATTTGAACTCACACTGACTGGATTTTAAGTCCATTGCCTCTGCCGTTGGGCTACCTTTGCGTGTTGTATGTTTTTTTTGTTGTTTTTAAAACTCTATACGGAAAACATACAAACCCAGAGTTACCTTCATTTAAAGGCTTAAGGATAAGACTTGCTAATCAACAGGCGTGGATTTGCACCACGCATGACAATCTCGTTCCCATCATTTCTGATGCCTATTTACATAGGTTTGAATTGTCTTGCTCTGTATTCTCATGCCGTTTCCACAAGTAAACTTATTGCTGTCATTACAACAGCCATACTAGCGTCTACCTATTCCGCCACTGTTGATTATTATAAAAGCCGTCTTTTATTCCATAACAGTCATCGTAAATATGTCCCCAGTCTTCTCCTCCGATAAAATGTCGAATGCCACATTCACATTCGGCATTTTAAAACACGCTTTAGAAACATTCCCCTTATTGTCCATCATTTCTCTAAAGCATATAACCGTGTAGTGCTTATCTCCTTTGTGAGGAATGACTATGGCTGTATTACTTTCCAGAATGTGAAATGGGCAATTCGTTTCTTCTGTGTCTTTAATTCCGCAAACCTCACTATGTATGCAGTCTTCACACTTAATTTTCATAACGTTTACTCCTTAATAACAACTTTAATCAGTGATATTCACCTTAGTATATACAATACACGGCACAACATTCTGATTTTCGTCAACCCTGTATGATTTCTCACATTTATATGCATATATACATATAATCCGGGTCAAAAGCATCATCACCAACGCTTACATTTTCTATCCTTAAATAACAGCAATCTTTCACAACTTTCTCCTTATAATTCAGATAATTTTTTGTCTAACTCTGCAAGTTCTTTCTCGTAATAATCAATAAGCGTATCTAAGGCTTCTTGTTCAAGCTCAAGGCATTCAGTTCCTCTATAACGAATTTTGAATTCATCTGGATAAGATCTGTTCTTAAAGAAGTCTAAATAGTCTTCAACCTTTTCAATTCTCGCCATTATTTTTATAATCTCAGATGCTTTATCCCTGTTCATAATCTCTTATCAACCTTTCTTAAAAATTAAAAAACCTGTGTCTGTATTTATGAGTTCTTTTATATTCTTCAAGTTTATTAACATTTAAAAGTTTGTCCTCTAACTTCCATCTATCTTGGTCTGAAGAAAAATCCTCTTTAATTTCATCTTCGAGATAGACTATTAGTCTCCAATTCGTATCACGCATTATTTTTGAGATTTTATAATAAGTACCACCCTCTATGTTATCTGTATCATTATTTATAAAAATCATTCCACCCTCTATTATTCCCATACTTTCAATGGAGCTGATACAACATTCACATTCTGTTATTTTCTTATCAGATCTAAGGACATAGCGTTTCTCGTCAGCAACAATAGTTGCTGTAGTATGGTTTCCCCAACATCCCAGTCTTTTTGTATCTTCCATCTTTTTGAGAATGTACGTTGTCTGAATATAATGGTCATAAATAAATTCTCCTATAAAACTTAATTTTTACATTCTAATACTAAATGTATATACTTTCCGATATAACTGTTAAGTTCCTCGGCTAAGTTGTGTCCGCCAATAGCAAATCGTTTGCAATAATATCCGGTAATTGTCCATTCGGAATATCCCTCATATCCTATATCGCTGTAGACATCTCCGTAAAGATTTGCAACAACAGTCCCGACAGCTTCATCAAAAGAACACTCACGATTTGTTGCGTACATTCTCATAGAAACATTTGGTATAAAATCACGCCTGCCACCAAGTGAGTCATCTTCATAATAATCAGTACCATTGAAAAAATCACCGATACTTTCTTGTATGCTTTTTGCCCAAAAAGCCGAAGCATTTTTATCATCTTTTACAGCAATAAGCCCGTCGTGGTCATGGCATAACCACCCTTGCAAATGCAATTCATTCATAAATCATCCTCCTCTTTTTCAACCATGTTCTTAATTTCTTCGATTGTTATGTTGTTTATTGAATGGCATCTTTACCATCTCTGGCATAATGACTTCTATGTTAGAATACTCCCCAATGACATTAACAGAATTTGTATCCCCTCGACCAACAGCAATGGCTTTTCCATAATCAATAGCATCGTCTCTCTGTAACGCATTGAAATTATTTTTCATGATATTAGAATATCCATACTTAATAAAAAATCCAGTACCTCCATGATTATTGCCAATCCCGAAAGTTTCTATATCATATATCGGTTCAGCACAATTCCTCCAAAATTTTCCGTTAAAATAAACAAAATGCTTTGAACAGTTATTCAACATTTGTTTTACTTCTTCTTTGTCTTCTTTTATTACGATGGATTTTTCCGTAAACTCATCATTTTTATATATATTATAATTTTTTGTACACTGTCTTTCAAGATAGTTAATTATATAACTTTCATTCTCAAAAATCGTGCTGATTGCGGCACCATGTGTAATTCGAATAGGAATGTAAAGCTTTCCTTTATAAGTTCTGATTTCTTCTGCAAACATACGGTATTCACACTTTTCACTTTTATAATCTTCATAAGAAGTCATACCATCTTGCACGTCTTGCAGGTCATGTATAATAAATGCAACAGGAAAAATATCCGAAGATAACTCTGTTATATTTACTTTTAATATATCTTTTATTTGCCTTTCCCTTAATTTTTTATGCCTATTTGTAGGCAAAAACTTTTGATTATAGCAATAAGCAATTTTCAGTTCCATTATTTTTTTTCTCCTTTCAAGCACAATGCTTTCCGTGTGTTTCTGTTTCCTATGTCTAATGACACCTCAAAAAATCCTTATTACCTAACCAGTCAATAGAAAATTCATAAAATTTCCCATCTTTATAAGCAAAATATTCACCGTTTACGCACTTTGTTTTGCAGCCATCGGCTTCAAGGTTTTTCTGTATTCTGTTATCATCATAATCTTGTTCCTTTCAAAATGCGGATGGGGAAATCCCCATCCGATCACTTATATTTTCCGTTCTGTATGTTCTTCATAAACTGCCGTTGTGACAGTTCTCCTGTGCTGACTTTCCAAGAACCTTCCTCATTCATGCTTCCAATGAAACTTAACTTTTATGTTACTCATAAGAATGCCTCCTTGGTTAGTGTTCGTTGAAAACCACTTGTTCCCCGTGCTTTGCCGTCCAGCACCCTCCATCTGTGATTGCGCACTCCGTGCAGTTCCCGCCGCACGGTTTCGCATTTTCACGGGCTGTAGTCGTACCGTCCCTGTAACGGACATGAGCTTCCGGCAGGTTATATGGATTAACCATTTTCATGCCGCGCCAGCCGCTGAAAATGATGTGTAGGTTTTTGGGAATGGTGCCACCAAAATCAAGATGGTCATTAACAAGATTATACTTTTTTGTGAAACACAGCATTTCGCAATGCGGATTACGTTCTGCAATTTCAATCATGTGCGCGAAGTATACATTATCTGGAATATCCCCGGAAATATGATATCTAAAAAATCGAGACATCATAATTGACGCCTCGACTTCTCTCCAATATGTATCCGAATCATGGGTCAGCAAATCGTAATTATGCTGGTATGCCTGATGCACCGAAGGTCTTATCCGTTCTAACCGTTTGGCGTAGCACTTCTTACTGCACTCGCAATCTTGGAGGCAAGTAACACCAGCCGGCAATGAGACGCTCGGGATTGCTCCCATTTTTGAATTTCCGCTGCTTATCTTTACGTTCATTATACCACCCTCACAATCTGCTCGTAGAGCATAATGAACTTATCTAAAATTTGTTCGTTATTATGGTAGTGCCCGAAAAACCACTTAGAAAACTTAACTTTTTCTGCCACAGCATTAAAATACGAAGTAAGTTTGTCCGGCTTATACGTTCCGTGCGAAAACAGCGAAGCAATTTGCTGCGGACAACAATGCGTGATTATAAAATCGACTTTATTGTCGTTCTTATCGAGAGTGTCAAGTCCAAACTGCATTTCTTCTTCGGTCGGAAGTTCCCGTTCCCACCACGAGATATGGTTAATTCGCAACATTTCCCCGCGTTTTGTACGCTTGTTATAATCTTCAATGAGTTCTCTTTTGGACTTATAATCTTTCAAATCCAAAATTCCATCGTCTATATCGTGACTGCTTGCTCCGCCGAAAGCAAATATCTTCTTGTTGCAAATGGTGAACACATATCCTCGCATTAGATGATAGATATTTTCACGAATTTTATGAGCCTTGCCTCTGTGAAAATCAACAACTTCAAATTCATCGCCATACAACCTGTCGAAATTCTCGTGATTTCCGTCAACAAAAAGGATCGTGAAGCTCTTTTCTTCGAGCCACTTGAGCCAATAACGCTCTGTTCTGTCATCGTGCCAAATACCAAAGTCGCCGCAAACGATTACAAAATCATCTCTTGTCATTTCTTTTTGCTCCGGAAAGCAATTTGTAGAAAACTTGCTCCAATCTGCGTGACAATCGCCTGCCACATAAATCATTTAAGTACCCTCGCTCTCTTGATTCATAAATGGTCTTACCGTTTCATTAAGTTTTGCCTCATCAAAATAATAGTCCACAGTTTATCAAATACCTCTTTGTTGTTGCGCGGGCGAGGATTTGCACCTCGCATACCACCGTTCTTGCCAGCACACTCTTACGTTATTGGCTCCTTCGCCATTGAAACGCAGGTGGAGTCGAACCACTGCGGCGGCTAATGAGTGTTTAGCGTCTACCTATTCCGCCACCGCGCAAACGTAGCACAAGTCACAAATAGCCCTATTGCTTCCTGATCATATAGCATAATACCATCACTACAAACCACTATCTTCAAGCCACTTATTATCAATGACACAGAAACCCAATATCAGTCCGCCTATAAGTAATATCCAAAAAATCCAGAAAACTATTATCTGCCATTCGAACTCAAGGCTTCTGATTGTATCTTCAATATTCTTATCATAATAAAAGTGAACATTAGAAATTGTATTATCTTTAAGTACAGCGTATAGTGTTCCTTTACATTCGGCAGGAGCAGCATAATACACATATCTTATATCTCCTAATGAATGCCACCAACCACCATCTATATATATCGTTTTTATTTCTTTTTCACTTGGTAAGTGAATTGTACCATAAGGAAACTCAACGCCAATAAAATCAATCTTTGTAGAACTTTTTGATTCTTGGCTAACATAATCCCAAGTATAATATTCTTCTGTTTCCGTATATGTTTCGGTTTTGCCTTTTGAGTTGGTTCTTGTTTTTGTTACCGTTCTTGTATGTCTTGTATATTTCTCTTTGACTTTCTTTATGTAGGAAAATTCTCCCTCAATTTCATTACAAGAAACTGTATCAATAGCTTTAAGTTCACCATATACGAAAGCATTACCTATATTTGTTCTCATGCCGTGTTGAAATACATCTTTGTTATTGTCTATCTGCAACGCTGTGTTGTATTCCTGATAATCATTCATTAAAGAATTACTTATTCCGGATGAAATCATAAAACCAAACACAAACATTACAGCAATAATGACAATACTAAAGAGGACTTCACGCTTGGTTACTAACCTCTTATCCATAGGTTAATCTCCGAAAAGATTTGTTGGTGCATCTTCTGATACGCCATAATTTAAGTATGAATATTCAATTACCTCATAGCCGAGCATATCAAGAATATTACTATTCGGAAATTGCCTTACATACTGATTATAAGATTTAACAAACTTATTAAAATTACTTCGATAATTTGCAATCAAATTCTCTGTTGTTGTAAGTTCCGACATCAATTCTTTGTAGTTTTCATTGCTTTTTAATTCTGGATAAGCCTCTGCGACTGCGTTAATCATAGTCTGAATCTCGTTTACAGAATTATCAGACAATGCGCCTCTTGCTTCGACGACAGCCATTAGGGTTTCGTGTTCGTGCTTATCGTACTGTTTAACACAATCAACAAGGTTAGGTATAAGGTCTGCTCTACGCTTTTCCTGAACCTTAATGTCAGACTGTGCCGTACTGATTTGTTCCTCATAAGAAATCGCCTTGTTTTTAACGTTATTGAAACCGAATACAAACATCATTGAAACGGCAACAATAATAGCAAGAATAATTGCTGTTAATTTCAAACTGAATTTACTTTTTTCTTTAGCCATTTTTAATCCTCCTGACTTAAAAATTAAGATAAATTGCTTTCTGATTGATGAACGCCTCGTTTAATCGACATCATCAAATCGGTAATTTCGCCAATCGAACACAACTCTACCACAAGGGCAGGAATGCGACTTGTGCAAAAGCGTTTCGTCACCGTCATAAACGATGACAGAATTGCAGTCGATACGATTTTTGAGTTCCTCTGTCCTGTTTTTTACAATGTCCATTGCATATGCTATCGCCTCGTCATAGGTTGGAAACCATTCTTCTGAAGCCCCATATGCAATTGGACTTGTTCCGCCATCTTCAAACACAATATACCCACTTGGGTTTTGTATATATTTGTTCATGTTCATCACCCTCTAATAAAACTAATCTTTAGTAGTGTTATATTGTGCCAGAAAATTCTCCTGTTACAACTTTTTCTCCTACCGTGTCTTGATATAATCGAATATATCTGTGCTTCTACTGAGTCGAGAAGGTCGCTGTAAACCGAGCCATAGAGCCCGATCATATCTTCCGCATCTCGCTCGTTGTCTTCGGGACGTCGCAAACCTTATCAAATTTCCTTGCGATTTTCGGTGAAACTCTGTCGTGATTCCCCTTAATCAGAACTTTGTGTCCTGAAAGGCTATTAATGATTTCGAGTGTTTTCTCTTCTCTATGCCAGCTAAAATCACCAAGCACATACACCGTATCCTCGCCCGACACTACATCATTCCATCGGTCAATGAGAGCCTCGTCCGTTTCGTCTGCCGTACTAAACGGGCGATTATCATATTGGATGATGTTCTGATGAACAAAATGGGTATTTGAAATGTAAAAATTCATTTCGTCACTTCATTCTCAATTATCTCACGAACCATTTAAGCAGCGCTCCATTGTTTATTTAATGCCCCTTTGTATTACTAAAAATTAACGAATCCACTGTCAACTGTTTAGCCTCATCAATTGAGTAACCCTTCTTAACCCAATCAGACAACCGTGTGGCTATAGAGGGTAAACTACATCCGATTTCCGCTGCCAAGGCTACGAAACTAAGTCCCATATCATCAATTAGCCGTTTAGTCAATTCTTGCTCAGTCATTACTTCAATTTCTTCGATAAAAGTCATTTTTCTTCCATTCAATCATCTTATAATAATCAACCTTTTCAGCAAAACACAATCTACCATACAAAAAACCATGGTCAATATCTTTATTGACAATCACAAGACAGAAAACACGACCTCTTACATTACTTTCTATCGGCGGAATGAACTCAATTACGCTACTATTATTGAAACATATTCGTCCTACACCAGAAGTAAAAACAACACTTTGAACATCGTTTGCGTATTCTTGAACCCTTTTCATTAAACCCTCAATTTCTGCTCTACGACATGGGCAAATCCCAACTTTGTATCTCGGAAGTTCTTCGCAAATATTAGCAGCATATTTCAATGCGGATTCAGATAGATATATCATTTTATTCCACCTCAATATCAGGTAATAAGACATAATCATTAAATTCTCTACCACCAGCGATTATTGTCCTAAATGTTTGCATTAAATTTATCCCTTTAATTTATGCATTGCAACTGCCTCGTTCGGCTGTTTGTCGCCGGAGAAAAAGGGAGTTAACGCATCTGCCACATTTGTAATCATGTTGTTAGCCACATCCCAAATCGTAAATGTCGTCGTCAATCAATGCATTAACCTGTTCTGCGGTCGTGTCGCATAAACAGAGAACGGCGTCAATAATCCGTTTATGTACTTCCTCAATACTTGTCGGTTCATTATCTGTTCGCTCCCACGGATAGGTGGGCGTATAATAAAAGTAGTATTCGCCTTCGCCATTATCTCCATATGTTAATGAGTCCGTGTCATCGCAAAAAGTGAACATATCGGCAAGATTATCAAAAGGCTCGCCATAAAGATAGTCATCAATATCAAACTTGTCTTCCTGAATATCTTCATCCGGTAACTGTGTTTTCATAAACTGAACACATTTTTGTGTGCTTAAAAAGGGTAATAATTCATTTGTGCGGACACCTACACCCTGACACATCCAATAAGACATACTCATCTTCAATACCTCGTTTCTTTCTATTCATTTAACCATTCGAACATTCCCAACTCCTTCATCCGTTCTAAGTTTAAGGCAATCTTATTAATCTTGGCTATGTCCTTCAAGTCTTTGACATTGTAATCTTTTAAAGACATGGCACCTACTAAATAGTTGTCATCTTTTATGAGACGAATAACAGAAACCCCGTAAAGTTTTGATAATTCATCTACCATACTGGCTAACAAAGGAGATTTACCGTTTTCTATATTTATAACCTCTTCTTCTTCAATTCCAAGATATTCTGCGATGTTCGAGGTTGTGAGCTCGCTCTTAGTTCGCAATTGTGTAAGCCGATTGATTAATTCTTTTTGTTGTTCACTCATAGTAAATCCACAGCCTCCTCGTAATCTTCGTTATGTGGGTTGTTCCAAATCAGTGCTCTTAATGAATAAGAGTCGTCTGTTGGGTATTCAATCAAAACTCTTGGTCTCGAAAGCACATCTTTTGCCTTAAGTCTATCGCTATCAGCTATGTATTCAACATCTATGCCGGGGTAATCCGGATCGGGGCTCTCTGTCGCAACGAGCCAGCCATTCTTCACTCTCACCGTTAAAGCAGTTCCCATTTTCCTCCTTTATCTGTCAAACCAATAATCTCCGCATATTGTATTGGCATCCACTTTGCGTATATCCAAGTTACTTCCTGGGCTCCCGTCGAAATATTCGTTACAAATTCTATCTGCGTCTTCTTTTGAAATGTCTTCTAAGTATCTCACGTTCTCGTCGAGAAAATCCCATAGTTTATTTTCGTTCTTCTTTTTAGTGAGCGTATCTATGTTAATATACACCCAGACCCATTCGGCTATGCGGTAATCTTTTTCGTTCGCACTGCTCTCGTCGTTACAGTATACGTTCCCACTCATATGAATCGTCTTGCTACCGTCTATTTCTTCTACGGAGTAAAAATATCTGTCCATCTCTTTCTCCTTTCTATGGCATGATATAAAAGCGAGTATGTCCTCGTCGTTCCGCTCCGCAGCTTGAGTCAAGCTGCATTGTAAATTCCAACATCTATGTATTCCTCTGGCTTTACAAATATTTAACGACTCTCTATATTCTGTGCTTGTCAATAACTACCACCATCTTTTTTGATGACCTTTTCGATCCCAAGCCAGACTTCTAAAGTCTGGCAAGGATGGAAAAGTCAGCGAAAAACTTAAAGTGTGTGTGTGTGTCACAACCAACCATCGCCTTACCTCCACTAAATCAGCGAGAGGCGACATTTCTGTCAATTTGCATAGTGGTATCTGATTAATTAACTGTTCTTAAATCCGTCTTTATTCCATCTACTATATTAAATCCTGTTTTTTCTGAAACATATGATACTATTCTTGTGATAGCATCACCTTCTATCATCTTGTAATAATTGAGTTTTCCTTCTAGAACCTTTACGTCGTGATAGCTCCAGTCTTTGTTATTCTTTTTGTCCATTGCATAAGTACGGAGCATTGTCTGGAAGTGTTTCTTTTCTCTCCACCCAACGGTGATCTGGTTGTCCTTGTTTAGCATAACTCCTAAATTCCAATTGCTTCCTGACGACGAACCGTATCTTGTCTTTTTCTCATTCAGACTGAACGGAGCGGAAAACTCTGAGAAAACGCTTTTGATTCTTTCTTGTACTTTGTTTATTTCAAAATCCCATCTTGATGATATTAGCATATCATCTGCATATCTTGTGTACACAAATATGCTTTCTTCGTTGTGAAGCGAATTGAATAGCTTGTAATCAATCGGTATCATCATAATATTAGTAATCATAGGAGATATCGGAGTTCCTTGAGGGAGACCTCCGTGAAGGAAACATAATGAAATTGCTGTATTAAATAATTCCCGTCCCTCTGCGTCTTTCATAACCTCACAAAACGGATATATCATCGAAAACATTTTGGTTACAAATTCCGGGGTTGTGCTCCCAAAGAAATTATGTAGGTCGAACTTTCCGAACCACTTTGACTCATTCTTTTGATGCCTCTTTATGGCTGTCAATATACCTCTTTGCTTAATATACGCGTGTGCGGATGTGTGATACATTGCGTGAAAATCTTGCTCGAAGATATCTTTCAGCTCATTCAGCGCTTCTTTTAATGAATCTATCGGTGCGTCAATCTGACGCAAACCACCAGTTCTTTTTGGTATCTTGAAACTGTAGTAAAGCTGTTCTCTGGGAACGGTTCTCAACTCGGCAGTCTTTTCGTTGAAATCTCTTAGTTTAGACTTTAGATATGAAATCGGTGTTTTGTTTCTAAGTTCGCTACTTATACTTTCAACCTCGAATACTCTGGTATTTGCCGTTGTGTTGTAATATACTGTCTGAAAGACACTATCTTCAGGCGAGAAGAGTAGGTCTTCGAGAGACATCTGCTTGTGTCTCGGACTCTGTAATGTTACTATGTAATACATAAAAATCTCCTTTTGTTAGTTCAAACTATTGATGGTTGCGTGCAGCGGGAGGTGTGAATTCTGGATTGGGATTACAGGTGGGTCGTTTCTCGCTTTTGCCCTGTTTATTTCCTTTCTTCGTGTGTCTCCGCTCTGTTTGGGGTGGCTAAAGTACCACTGGTGCTTGACTGTCTTGGAGGATGGCGCTTTTGATGTTGTAGTAGTTCGTGATTTGCATCAGCCGTTTGAACCCCGACGGCGTTGTCATGCTGGATCATCCTGTCTTCATCCTATCAAGTTGTTACTCCCATTAAAACAACGGGGAGTCCCTAATGGGTATGCTTTGAACTAATGTATCTGTTATATAGCTATCGTCTCAAAAGAGAATGCGTCTGCTATTATAATTTTCTTTAAATTTCCGTCTTTTACGAAGTTTATAAAGTTTGCAACCCCGTAGGCACAAATAATTCGTATCGTTGGACACACTGACAATGCGATGTTGCACGCAGATACTGGAGTTGCTTCCTTTGCTTCGTCGTGCGTGAAATTTGTTGTCTCAATATAATCTTTCTTGGCTTTCAAGTCAGTCCACTTGACTGCGTAGTGCTGAGCGTCTAAAAGCCTTGTTCTGAAGTCAAACAATGCTTTTATGTTTATGTTGTACATACTCTTCTGTGCAATTTCACGCCTTAATTCTATTGTGTCAACACACAGAAAAATATATCCAGCAAGCGTTTCGCCACGCCAGCCATTGTCCTTTGTCCTTATTGTCGTAGATAATGTTGGATTTATTTCGGACAGATATTCTTTAACGGCTTCTGTTTTCTTCTTTCCGATATCACGCTCTCTAAACATCTGATTTGCGATGTTGTGCCTTTCTACAATATCGAAATCCCATAGAATGAAGTTTTCGAAACCAAATCTGGCTAAGTTTTCCGCTACGGTCGAACCAACTGAGCCACATCCTATTATATTAATAGGAATGGTATTGTCCGGTTTAAAAAAATCATAACTCTTCGTTAAATCCATTTATCGCGCTTCCTTTTCATCCTCTTGAGTACATTTCGACTTTCTCTGGGTCTGGTTTTAATTCTGGCGTCTTTTCAATACGTCTTTTAGCCGCCTCAACAAAGTCATTTATCTTTGCGTTGTTCTCCCAAATGATTTTTATATCATTTTTCTCATATATAGTATTATCCTCCACGTCGAAAATTCTTGCATAAATTTCTCCCTTCTTATTTAAGATTAAAAATAAGTAAAAATCATTTGAAGACAGGTTGTTTACCGTGTCTTCTTGATGTCTCAAGTCAACTCCACTGGGTGACACTCCCATGTTTACATGACTGTGACCGTGCATTCTCAGCGCATTGAAACTTTCGTCATCCAAAGATAGCAGCCATGTTTCGTACTTTTCTTGGTCTGTGCTTACTGTTACAGACGTTACAACCTGTGGATATACTAGTATGTCGTATATCTCGTACTTTCCTTTTTCCAGCTTCCTTGCGAGTCCATGCCATGCTATCTCTGTTGGCACCGAGTTTACAAGTGCCGACATTTTCTCCCTTGCCTCCATGGTTATTACAACCACGGCTTTGTCTTTTGTCGTTTCTGGATACGTTGATGGATCAAAAGCCATTTTGGAGAGCTTGTTTTCGAGCTCCCTTTTTATCTTTGATTTATATTCAGAAGTTCTGAACAATCTTCTACTCATCTTTTTCTCCTTCCTTAACTATATCATAAAAGTCATTTATGGTAATGCTAGAGCCATCAGGCATTTCGACACATTTTGTTACTGTGGCTCTATTAACGAGGTCTAACACAAACTTGGAAATTACTGCCCCATCCATAAAATTGATATTTCCCGTGGCGGCTCTTGCGAGTTCAAGAGCTGTGATGTAATCTCCGCTTCTGATTGCCTCATTAATTTGGGGCGTAAAGCCGCCTAAACAGCGATAAAATTTGTGATGGGGATTGATTATCCTATCTCCATCACCTCTGTATATATCATCTAAGACCTTTAGTTCGTGAGTATTAAATTTAAAATACGACCGGGCTTTAATCTTTGCCGCATGATTTAAGAATATTTCTTCTATGACTATCCTCATGTCAGGACACCCTCTAAGTGCTTCATTAAGAGCCGACCCCTCACATCCGAGTGCCGTTCGAAGCATATCTTCATCGTAATTATCGTAATACGAATCTATTGATATCTCATAATCGTAGCCGACTTTTTTAGCCCTAATACGGTCTATATTCTTAATCATATAGTCTTCTATGTCGGTTGCCTCACGAATTTGGGCTAACTGCAACTGGTTGTATATCGCTTCGGCTTCAGATATTCTTTTTAGGTAATCCTCTAACACCTTCTGCGCTGAAAGAAAATTAACATTAAGTCTCTCTAATTCTAGCCGTAATGCCTCTTTCTTCTGCGCTATTCCCTTGCCGTAAAATCCTCCAAACATCTTTTTAATTCCTTCAATCTGAGACTCCTTGCTTAATAAATTCTCCGTTAAGAGTCTCTTGTATTCAGAAGCTCCATTTTTGGATGTGAGTGTTTTTAGAAAACAAAGTTCATAGTCTGACAGCTTGGATTCATTTTCAAAATACCATGGCAACATTATCGGAATTGCTGACTGTATATGATGATAGATTTTTAAATCCATTGTGCCTCGTGGCGGCGCATACAGACACACCACTGAAACTCTTTTAGTCACATTTGCGAAAAGGTCTGCTTTTCCTGCAAAAAATGTGCTAAATTTTCGAACATTCGTGTATCCTTGAGGAAAAACACTTGTTGTCGTTGTTAGTATTATAAGCAATGTGTCTTCTTTAATTTCACCGCACGTTTCGTCAAGTAAAGGCGCGTCTGATCCGTTACAGATCTCACATTTGAAATTATTTATCGTTCTATCACGCAATAACATTTCTAGCGTGTATTCAAAAGACTTGTCTATTCCGATGACGTTTGGCGATTCGGTAACATCAAGGGTAAGCGGAATATCCTCGATGTTTATTGCGTCTGGAAACATATAAAACCACCTTTCTACTTCTATTGCGTTTATTCCGTTATGTAAACTATTGGATTCTTCAGGATGTCACTGGAGTCGGCTGGGCGACCTTGGTCATCAGAGACATCTGTGGGGCTTAAATCGATTTGACTTTGCCTCGTAGGGAATTAGTTGCTCCTTTCTTAGCGGTTCCTTGATACGATTTTTGTATTTCTTCGTGTGGTTGGGCTGTTGAACGTTTCTGAAGAGTTATTTATTTATTCCTGCATCACGCTGCGGCGCCTCCTCGCGGCTGGTTCATCCTATCAAGTTGTTACTCCCATTAAAACAACGGGGAGTCCCTAATGGGTATGCTCTACATAACAGTGCTTGTCTTTCCAAGCTGTCGTTTTTTTTTTTTGCAAGCCGCGTATGCGGCTGTCAATTACGCGTTATCTGCTTTCACGATTGCTGTGAGGTAACACGACTCTGATATTCCGAAGTCGTTGAACGACTTGTCAATGTCTCCGGGTCTTAGAGGAGAACCGTCCAAGTGCACTGTGGTTGCCGCGTAATTTATCTGAGCGTCGTCCAGCACTTCTCTGATTGTCTTGCTTTCATTGACAATTTCTGTCTTTCTGTTTGTGTTGCTTGAGATAATTATTTTTATCATATCAATTCTCCTTACTTTTACGCTAATTCGATACTACCTATTAAGTTGTTTCTCTCGTTTGTGATTTCGTCTACGACCGATGCTATTTTTGCTTCGATCTTTTCGACGTTAGCTACCGTCGTATAAAACCTATCGCATATAAATTCTTTTGTGCCACTGGCGTCAAGATTTCTCGGTATGCCTGACACTGGAATAGATATGAGAGCGTATCCCGCCTCGTCTCTTGTCTTCGAGTCGAATATTACTGAATACGGTGTGATTTCTCCTGCGTTCTCTCTGACAGAAACAGCGAATTCTGCATCGCCATTCTCGTCTCTCAGGATCAGCGCCTCAGGTCTGTACTTCCCGACCATCTCATAGTCCGAATACTTCTTCGCTGACTGGAGGACTACTACGTCTCCGATTAACTTTAACTTTGCCATAAATATTACTCCTTTTATTTTTATATTTAAACTCTTGTAGAGTTTATTAACATTGTACTCCCGTCGGGAGGTTGTGACGGGAGTATGTAGGGAAATGACGGAGTTAAACCGTCAAGAATTACCGGTTAACGTTGTAATTAGTGTCGTATGGTGTTAAGGAGAATTTGTTGTGTCTAAAGGAGAAAACTATGTTGGTAATTCTGCTCCCGCTTTCCCGTGATGAGAGGACTAGCCTCTCAGAAGAATTATTCGTCTTTGTTCTGTTCGAATATTTTGTCAAGGACTTCTTTGTCGAGCTCCTCTATGACCTCTGCTATACACGGACGTAAAAGATAGCATCTAATAGTAACGTCGCACCACTCTGCTCCCATTTCTATTGGATTAAGTTCGTCGCACCCGAAGTCCTCAAGAGCCTCTTGTAATAAACCCCAGTTTCCATTGAGATTTTCTTCCGCCTTGCATGTGTTAAAGGTGTATGAACCGCTTGCATTTCCTGTTACTGAGTCTGTCGTCCATAAAGAGTCATAAAGTTCCTCTTCTAATTCGTCTTTGTTAGATGCTTTAAGATATCCGACATTTTCTTCTATGTACTCTAGCACATCTTGTTTTACGTTTTCTCTGTAATCATACATTCAAAAACCTCCTTATTCAAACGAGTATTTTCGTATCGTCTCTTTTATCTTTTCCAAATAACACTCAGGAGGTTTGCTTTCTGGGGCGCCTGGGTAGTCATATATTGTTACTTCGTTTTGTATGTAAGACTTTCCGTCTTTGTAATAGTATCCCCATATATCTGTGGAGTCTTCTCCTCTGCCTTCTATTGTAAATAATACCTCTGGGAACTTCTTTGACAATTTTATCATGTCGTCGCTCCAGTCGTACCATTTAGCGTCTCCGCCCCATAAACCCTCGTCATAGTTATCAAGAAACCCGAATTTCTTCATTTCACTTTCTAGTTCTTGGGTATTATTATCTACTGTTATTGTGTAATCGGTATAGTATCCCATACTTACTCCTTAAATATTAATCGTTTTTGTACGTCTTCAAAATACTCCATAGTGACTCGTCTGTCGTCTATACAGAATCGTCTTTAGCTTTATCCAATTCTACACAAGCCCCCGAATCTTTCCTTGATTATTATGTCTCCGAATTCTGAACACCAGTCATCCGTTGCGTTCTTCACATATGCGAACACATATCCCTCTTCAAGGTTTTCTCTTTCCGCTTCCCATTCTTCTTCGTAAGCAGTCGTCCAAAGCATTGAGAATAACTCACCGAACTCTGTTTTTGAGTGGATGATATGGTACACCATTCCTTTGTACCTTTCCTCAATTTCTTTAACGAACTTCTTCATTTCGTCATTGATATAATAAAGCGCCCCTGTGGCGCTTTCTGTGTAGTATAACCAACCTTTGTTTTGAAAGTCGTCGATTACACAGCTTAGAACATTAAGTTTGCTGAGCCTATATATACTTTCTTTCTTCATCATTTCCGTATTCGCCATAAATACTCCTTAGTCCTCGTAATCGTGTTTCGTGCTGACTGTGTTAAGACTCTCTCCATCGCCCGTGGAGCTGTTTGCGACTTTGCCAGCACGAAATCCTACGATTGATCTCAGTTTACTCGTCCTTGAACGCTTCTTTCGGAAGCCCTCTTAATGTTTGGGTTGCTTCGAATAAATCAGCGAGATTGGCGTCGTTCTCGATAACTCGTTCTGGGTATTTAGACACCCTCATGTCATACGCAACCAGCTCGTCGCCTCGTCTCTTTACGAGATATTTTGAAAATCTCGCACATTCCAGTGGCAGATATTGTTCTTCAAGAGCATCTAGCACATATGGTGTTTCAAGTTTTAAACTAAAGAAACCTTTGGAAATAATCGCTGTGACATTACTTACAGTGATTTCGTCTGTGTTATTATCCTCGGCGAAGAAAGAGATTTCGAGCATCGAATCTCGCTCTTTCGAGCTTAGTGACTTTGCTTCTTCTTCTGCCCAAACCGAAAGCTCTCTACCACTTATCTTCGCACTTTCGAGTGTGAAACTTCCGTTCTTTATCGTCATTTTATCACCGCCGTTACCGCGAATCTTACGCCTTTAAGAATCCACGCTGGAGCGTAGAATATATTTGTTAGTATTTTGCCGACAGTACACTGTCCATCAACAAAATCATTCTTCATTTCCTTTGCGGAAAGAAGTTTCGCTGTTATCAGATTGTACACAATGTACAAAATTCCAAGAATTATCATTACGGCTATCATGTTTACCTCCCATTATACAGCCTTTTTCTTTGTTTTAAAGGAAACACCTACAAAATCCTCAGCGGTAAGGATGTACTCGCTTTGGTTCCATCCGTCTCTGACAATCTCCTCGGCTTCCTCTGGGCTGTCGGCTTCGACAAAAACCTTTGTTTTAAGTGTCTCTGTAATGGTAACTTCGTACCTCACATCAATTCACCTCTTCTCGACGACAAAATGCTCGTGAAAATACTCTATGTATAATTTACGAGCCTGAGCTTTCGTGTAATAATAATACTGGCGGATTCCTGCTGCGCCGTATATTACCCACGCCCCGTGAACGTTGCGTTCCATAAACGAGATTATCCTCATATGCCTCACCTCAGTCAAAATGCGGATATGAAACAAGCATTACTTTTTTAGAATGCTTGCATTTGTTTACAAAATTCCTACATAGGAAGTAGGAGTCGAAGTGTTTCGTGATTTTAACGAAACCCACCTTAACTATATAAGTTACTTCATACATATTAACCACCCACGATTTCTGGCCGACATGAATAGCCGTTCTCTATGTTTAGCTCGCGAATCATTCTTGAGAATGCTGACTTAGCCTCACTTGCCTTCTGTATGCTGGAGTATTGCCAACAAAACACGGTATCGTCGTCTCTCATCTCCCTGCCTCTGACGTATAAGTTATTTCCTGAGAGAGAAGGAATCGCTTCGCTTGAAATGCTGAACTCGCCCATCTCGTGAATGATTCCCTTGCCTCTGAGTTCATCGTTCATAGCAAGAACCCTGCCACAAAGCACGTTACGATATTGTACAAATTCTACGATTAACATAGAAAAACCTCCTTATTCGACATCGACGATTCTAAGCGTCTTAGAATTCAGACACTTTCTGATAAAGCTACGCATTGCGTAACACGAACCAAACTCACGTTTGGTTATGCGAACCCTGCCCTTGTAGACTTTGGCATACTCGATGGAGTACGGCTCGTCCGACCGAAAGATTTCGTATTCAGGCTCCTTCAAAAACCCGTTTTTGTAACCATACTTGTGCTTCTCATGCGAAGCGTGTGTTATGAAATGAGGAATGTTTGCCATTAAATTCCTCTTGTCTCTGATATAAACCCTGCGTGACACAGGGAGTCCTCTATCCGCGAAAAGTGCCTCGCAGGGCGTTGGTATCTTCTTATTCATTGTTATCCTCCTTTGAAACCCAGCAAAGAGAGCCCTGTTCGAGCTCATCCTCGCCGTAGTACCACGTTATTCCCGTTGTGTCACTGTCACATACTACTCCGTATGTGACAGAACCGTCTGCTTCGGGAACGATTTCCGCAACAACACCAGTTACCGGGCGTTCTGTGGTAAACGACGGTGAATACTTTTTCAAAAAATCCAGTCTCTTTATACGGACTGTTTCTCCCATTCTCAGCATAAAATCCTCCTTAGGCTGTGAGCACCGACTTACGCCAGCGCAGTAATTCGCCTGCCGTTTCAAACCTCGGTATAGAAACCGAGATGCAAAAATCTTTGAGTAACCTCTGAGTTTCTCTGAACAAAGCCTTTGTTGGCTTTCTGTAATACTTGCTCTCAGAGGCTTTTATACGATAAGCCTCGCCAGCATCACAGATGAAAAACGGGTATTCCATGTAAACGCCTCCCTCTTTACCACACAAGCTGTATTCCTGCTGTGTTTATTCCGTAGTTTTCGCCCTTCTTGTATGCCGCAGGAAAACCCGCTTCATATGCTTCTTTGCAGTCCTGTTCAACGGTTGTGTCGTATCCACAACCGCAATAAACCGCCTTATCGACGGTCAAGGCTGCGACCATATTCGTTAAAACCCGACCGACTACCTGACCTTTGTACAACAGTTTCACAAATGCCATACGAAAAACCTCCCTTATATCACAGCCATAGCTGTGTGATTTCTACCGTTCCAGCGGATAGAAACTGCCTTGTTTATCGTGTTTCCTGAGATTACCGTTCCGTCAGAAAACCTCGCGTTGTGATTTCCGTCGTGTGACGAAAAGCACACCTTCATTGAATCGCCTGAGCGGGATAAAACACCCCTTACCTTGTCTTTAAAAACTTTGTAGCTCATAATTTACCTCCTAGCTACATATCAAATTCTCCTTTGGAAGGAAAACCTCCCGTTTCCATACTCTGCATTTATGCGGACTTGTAACCGCCGCTAGAAAACCCAGCGGTTGCATTACAGGCACCGACGGATTAAAAAACCCGTCGGATTAAGGAGGGTTACTATGAATGTGGTTTTACCCACAGACCGCCGAAAACCCGGCGGTTTCGTCCTTTTAGGGACTCATCAGTGTGGGGATATAGGAATTAAAAACCCACGGGCGAAAACCCGTGGGAAATTCCGTATGAATTAGTTTTTCTTTGATATCTTAGCCTTTAAGCCGTAAGGATCGCCCGTTACGATATGGTGGCATACATCGAGGAGGATTTTATAAAATTCCTTGTGTGTAGCCGCTTTTATAACGCCGCTTCCCGCACGCTTTGATATACATTCCTGCATATAAGCGACATCGTGCGAAGTCGCCTTGTATTCCTCGCCTATCATGTCCGTTACAGCTCTTTGCAGAGTCTTTAATACCTGAGTGTTAGACAGCGGATTTTTGCCAAGGTCGATATCCTTTGCAATGGCATTTATTGTGTAGTACCCTTCGAGGTCTTTATACACCTCGTCCTTTACGCCGATTGCCTTGGCGACTCTAAGTGTAAGGCAGAAATTGATTTTCTGAAGGAGGTTCCTCCAGTTCTTATTCTTACCTATTCCGTCCTTTTTAAGGACTTCGAGGCTGTACTTATGCATTGCATCGAGGTCAACGGTTGTCGGCTTTTCCTCGACAATTCGTTTTGTTATCTTGGACTCTTTATCTGTGACATCTCTTGTCTTGAGATACACAACATCCTGACGCTTTACGGCTTCGAGCATAGCGTCACCAGAGGCTTCACATTCTTCGTAGAACAGGTGATTAGCCTGTACCTTGTAGTCGGCTAAGTCCTTATCGAGTGCGTCCTGTGTTGCCTTGATATCCTTAGCGGGTGTCTTTTCGTTGAGTGCAAGCTCATTGTACTTCTGTACAAGCGCAACGATAGACGCTTTTCTCTTAGCGATTTCTTCCCTTCTTGTTTCAAGGGTTTTTCTTTCAGTGGTTGACATAGTGTTTTCTCCTTAAGTTTAGTATTTGAGCATTTAGCTCATAAGAAAACCCACTCAAATTTGCACCTGAGTGGGCTTGATTTATGAGTTAAAAGCCATAAGGCTTAAAATTCTGTCCATTCACGCTAGTTACAAGTTATCCGAACAGTTCACGCAGTTATTTTTCTTACATTCCTTGGAATGTAACAACCTTCGGCAATATATCCCCTAGGGGACGCTTTACCTGTTCGCTGTACTTCATCGCTTGCTTTTACGCATAGCTCACATTTTTATACGATAGAGCCTTCGCAACCTTGTTTCACATCTAACAAGATAGAACTGTAAGGGTTTTCACAATCCGAACCATAGGCTTAATTCCCATGCACTTACCGACGCCTTCAATAGTGGAGGTCTCTGTCAATATCGGTTGACAGTCCGTTTTTGGCTACCGCTGTGGGTAGCTCCCTGTCGCTAGTACTCACTAGGTGGGGACGGCTACCGCTGTGGGTAGCTCCCTGTTCAAAAAGAAAAAGGGCGTACCAGATACGCCCTTTAATATATATACGCTTGTCAGTTAGTCGGCTTTTGTTGGCTCAAAGCCGATTTTTACAGCCTTGCAGCGTATGCGCTTTACCGCCTTTTTTACAGCTTCTTGACTAACTCCGAGTATATCCGCAATTGCGCCGAAGCTATAACCGCCTTGTCTTAATGATAAAATACGTTTTTGTTCCCTTGTCAAGTCAAGCCTAGATATAATGCCGTCAACCTTTGTAACGTCCTCCTCCGATACGGTATACAAACCCTCGGAGGTATATCCGCCTATATCGGCGTACTTGCCTAGCCTCCTATATACGACCGTGTCAATGTCTGTGTCTGTGTCTGTGTCGGTAATGGCAATATAGCTATATCCGTCCGCACCGAGTGAACCGCCGTTTTTCATACGGCTGATATACTTGCGTACAGCCCTATAAACAAGTTGTATCGGAACGGCTTCGGCTTCTACCATTTTCACAGCACCATTGCCGTAAATTATCTGTCGCTGTGGCTTTTGATACTTGACCGTTGCGGTTAAATTGCCGTACTTGTCAAGATTTTCCAAAATGGCAACGGTCGCAACGCTTATAAGGTCGGCTAACTCGGGTATTGTGTCGCTTGCGTCCTTCTTGCTTGTGTTAAGGCGGTAACCGTCATTTTTAACCTTCATTAAATACTTATCTCCGCCTACACTGTCGACTTTTTCGCTGTCGGTATGTGCTGACCGCTTGCGAGGGTCGAGACAATTTTTGAGTGTACTTAAAGCAATGACTTTTGCTAGTGTCTGTATTGCTTCTGTATCGTGTTTTTCGGCTTTTGCAAGTAATTCATTCCACGCTTCCGCCTTGCTTGCCTTGCTTGCTGTGCTTGTGATTTTTTTCATAGTATCAAATCCTCCTAGCCTATCGGCTGTATATGTGTGTTGCCGTGACTGTCTGTAACGGCTGTCGGAATTTTTCCGACTGTCAACATTCTAACACAGCTCCGTTCAATTGTCAATACCTATCTCACATTTTTTATTCGCTAGGTGGGGACGGGTCTGCCTTTTTGGCTTTGTTATGCGGTTTGAGCGTTCAATGTCCTTTTTTCTCACTATGCGACATAGGCGCTAGTTTTGGCATTTTTGACGGCATCCGGGTACATAATCGGTACAAGTCATTTCCCCTCCCACATCCTACATTTTTCCTTTCCCTTCTCATTTCTATTCAACTTTTTCTTAGTCCAAAAATACGAAAGCACCGTCTTACAAATGGCTATGTTATCACGGATTCCGTAACTGCTGCTTCTCCTAGATGCGACTGTTCCCCAAGTAATGAACAGTTCCCGAATCTTACGAAAATTTATTTTTTAAATCGTTCAAAAACCCCTTGACAATATTGCGTTTATAGTGTATAATGATTATAGTGAATAAAAGTTATGTTAATCATCAATACAAATTAAAATCCAGAACAAGAAAGGAACTACTCCATGTCAGGTATTTCAACATCATTAGAACACGCATCGACAATTCTTATCGACTATACAGCTCTCAAGAGAAACACAAGAGTGTTAAATCCCGATCTTATAGCTCCAGCTAAAGAGGAAGTTATTAACGAAACTGTGATTGATAGGACTTCTGAACCTATCAAGAGCATGGATGATATCATAGCTATATCACGTTATTTAATCACACATGGACGTTTCAGAGATAATATGCTGTTCATAGTTGGTATCAATTTCGGACTACGAATAAGCGATTTAAGGATGCTCCGTTTCTCTGACTTAATTAACGAGAACTTCGCATTTAAAGACACTTTCCCTGTATTTGAGATAAAGACCAGAAACACCAGAAAGAAGAAGAAGAACAGATACATCACCGTCAACAACGCTGTAGTGGATGCTATAACTCTTTATCTTGAGAATACGCCTAACATATCTTTAAGTGATTATTTATTCCGTTCTGAATCCAACAATGGAATGTATTTAAACGAACCCATCACTCCTCGTTCAGTAAACAGGATACTCAAAGGTATAGCTAAAGATTTACATCTTGGAATTAAGATGAGCACACATACGTTGAGAAAGACTTTTTGTTATCACCAGATGGTTATGTCAGGTAACAGCAGTCGTAAGTTATTACTTCTCCAAAAAATGATGAATCATTCCTCTCCCGCTCAGACGTTAGACTATATCGGTATAACGATGGAAGAAATAACGGAAGCATATCTTAAGCTCAATCTTGGCAGCGTAAGCGAGAACTATCTCATAGATAGTGCTATCGGTGAGGATGAAACTGCTACTGTTGCTTAACGACAATTGTTGCGGTACGGGCAACAATTGAGGAGGCTTGAATTTATAGACAACATGATTTCTATTTTTGGATGAAAAATTAGACAGTCCCATTCCGTTCTGAACAGCAAATCTCTCCAGTAATTTATACTAACAAAGAAGGTGTTTTCCTTTTTTAGGCTGCATTTTTCCAAACGGCTCCACGACTGGGCTCAGGGGCATCAATTTTTGCATTTTACAACTTAAAAAGCCGTAAGTGGTTTTTTTTCTGTTATGTTCACAGGATACGTCTTTCCATTTTTCTATTTCAATTACTCACCCACTATTTCAACTAACTATTCAGCAACAAGGAGGTAATACATATGATTAAAGTTTGCGACGCCATAATGGGCACCGGCAAAGCTCAACCGTTAACATCCCCCGTTCTCACCCCCGATGGATTCATACTCATGAACGACGTAACCGTCGGCTCGTCCGTGATAGGAGAAGACGGACTACCCCACACCGTAGTTGGAGTATTTCCCCAGGGTGTCAAAAAAGTATATCGAGTAACATTCACCGATGGTAGCCACACCGAATGCTGCGACGAACATCTGTGGACGTATCAGTTATCTCGCGACGTAACCCGTGGAATATTCCGAACTCGCTCGTTAAAAGAAATACTTCTTGATGACCTGTATGTCATTAAGAAGAACGGAGATATCCAGTACAAGTATAACATCCCTATCGTGAAACCAGTCCAGTTTGACAAGCGAGAATTAATAGCGACGCCTTCTGATTTTGGCAAGGTTTTGAGTATGCCCGTAGACTATAAGAGCATAGAGCACATAGACGATGTTTTAGATGCACTCAGAATGTATAAGATGGACGACGCACAACCTGACGAGTTATTCATCCCTGTGGATTATAAACTATCGTGTGAAAATGACAGAAGAGAGTTGCTTAACTCTTTGGTTAGCGGCGACACCGTAGTTAATCACAGATTTAAGTATTTTACAGAGTCAAAAACGTTGGCAAAAGATATTCAATTCTTAGTGCAGTCATTAGGTGGTATTGCCAGAATAAAAGTGCAGTGCAAGAACAGCCAGTCTGGAATGGATAAATTAAACGTGAGATATCTGGTCAAAATAAAGACGCCGGATTATTCTAAGGGAGAGAATCATGGAACCGGAATCAACCGTGCTATTTGTAAGATAGAGTATGTAGGAAACAAAGAATGTCAGTGTATACTTGTAGATAGTGAGAAGCATTTATATGTAACCGACAGTTTCATAGTGACGCATAATACAACGGCGGCTATCAACTATATGAACGCACACACGGACGACAAATTTATATTCATAACACCATATCTGGACGAGGCTAAAAGGATCCAAGATAAGTGCCCCGCTCTAAACTTTATTGAACCTTCAAATCAAATACCACAATACGAATTCAAGAAAGGCACGCATACAGCCGCTCTGATAAAGCAAGGCAGGAATATTACTTCAACACATCAAGCATTTAAGTCGTACACGAAAGAGATGCTTCGGGAAATACAAGAACAAGGATACACGCTTTTTTTGGACGAGTGCATTTCTTTGGTAGAAACACAAAGTGTAAAGAAAACTGATATAGAGGTATTGTTGAACACGGGGCTGATCAAAGATGTCGGGAATTCTTATGAGTTTGCGGTAAAGAATTACGATTGTGGAATGCTTTCTCCTATTAAAGAAATATTTGGAAGACAGTCGGTCAATAAAATAGACGGCGATGACGGAACAGAATGCTTATTCTACTGGACACTTTCTCCCAATCTCATTTCTTCATTTAAAGATGTGTATATTTTGACGTATTTATTTGAAGGTCAGGGGCTAGAACATTATTTAAAACTCAACAATCTTAATTATGAAAAGACTAATGTGACGCTCAGAGATGGTTGCTTGCAATTTGGAAACAACAATGTTTATGTACCTCAGTATGTTGGCAACCTCTCAAATATGATACATATAGTGGACGGTAAATTGAACGATGTCGGTGATAAAAAAAATAATTTATCTATGGCATGGTTTGCCAAAAGCATAGAAGGCACTCGTAGATTGAAATTAAACCTTTACAACTATTTCGTTAACATGCACAGAGGTGCGGAACCAAAGGAGAAATTGTGGTCAACCTATTCACCATATAAGGACAAGCTAACAGGAAAGGGATACTCAAAAGCATTTTTATCTTTTAACACGAGAGCCACAAACGAATACAGGGAGAGCCGATATCTGGCTTACGCTGTTAATATATATATGAATGTTGCGGAAAAGCTGGCGTACACATCTAATGGAATAAAGGTGGACGAGGATGCGTATGCGCTGTCTACAATGCTACAGTGGATATGGCGTAGTGCAATCCGTGACGGAAAGGAGATAGAGTTATACATACCCAGTAAGCGAATGAGAACTATACTTACCAATTGGATTAAAAATGTTTCAACCAACATCTGACTAAGAAAGGAACAACAAATGAATAATTGCAAATACTGCTACTTTTATGGAACGAGCGAGAGTGACTGTTACAACACACAGAGTTGTGGTTTTTTCACTCCTCTTGCCGAATGCTTGATTGACAGAGATATCTGCGAGGAACACGAGCGTCTGAAGAATGAATACTATGACGCATGGCAAGACTACATAAAAGATTACAACTGAATACCAACAATTTCAACAAACACTTAACTAACATTTCAGCAAAATAGAAAGAGGTGACTTTTTCTGAAATTAGCAACATTTCAAAAATACATTCTGAAAGTCCATACTTCACGTCTCAGAAAATCAAAATGGAGTTTAATATTACCAATAGACGAGGCTCGCAGATCTGGTGAACTCATCGCACTTGCCGATAGCCAGGTGCTTAGATGGATTGATGAATTGAACGGCGTGATAGACACATCATATCAAATACGGGAAATACGTCATGAAATCAAGATGCTCAAAAAGGATGGCAACACCACACAAAATAAGCGTGAAATCAAGAGGTTATACGCAGAACTTGACGAAGTACAGTTTGTTCCTGATTATATGTTTCTTGTTATTGACAAAGAAAAAGACTATTATAGAGCTTGTCAGGGGTTCACAATAAACGGAATAAAGTACCGCAGGCTCCTGGGAACGAATGGTGGTATAAAGTGCAGTACAATTGTATTTACCAGCGATAGGGTGACGGACGAACTAAAGCGACGTATAAACAACGATAGAGATTTATCCAAAAAATTAGTACCGGCTAAACTTGAGGCATATAAAGGCTTATCGTGTAGTGCGTCAACGCCTGTTACTATGCCAAAGGGAGTTTTGGTCGTTAACGATTGCGAAACGGATTTTCTATCAGACATCACATACATATCAGACGAGAATGATGGCGAGCCGATTATAGAATTCAGACCCAACCAGGAAATACATCTCGATGCGTCGGATGGATACGGAATTATGCTTCCCTCCTTAGCGGAGAGATGGAGCAACGAATTAAACTTAGGTTACATGATGAGCGGATGCAATACAAGATTTTCTTTCGAGAAGGGAACGGTATTCACATTTGACTTTCTGGACTTTGCAGAGAACGTCGCTGGCAAATATCTTGTTACTGACGCATGGGGAAATCAAGTTGATATTAGAACCGTTGAATTGGTGCTTACAACTTCAATGGTGAAGTTATGGGACAGTTATCAGAATTGCAACGACTATATAGCAAAGTCGCTGAATAACGGATACACATTCGCCGTTACCAAGATATGCCCGGAGTTCTTAGAAAACGAGAGGGCTTTGAATTATCAGTTTATACAATCATTTAACCTTGATGATGACGACATAAACGAATTAATAGCCCCAACAATCGAAGAAATTAAGGATGTCATCGGGGGCGACTGGCGCAAATCGCTTCTATTCCTTAAAGGAAAACATATGACAGAAAAGAGCTTCAACGGAAGTTCAGACGTCGTAGCAAAAGCCTTGGCTATAGACAGCCGCTTAATTAATGACGCATATGTACAGAACCACATTTACCAAATGATACATAACAGAATTGACCAAGCAAAAATAGGAGCCATCAATGTGCATGGCAATTACTCTATTGCATTAGGAGATCCGTATGCGCTCTGCCAATCAATATTCGAACTCCCAGTGACTGGGTTGCTGTCGGCAGGAGAGATATACAACCAATATTGGAGCAATTGCGGTTCTGAAAGATTGGTGTGCTTTCGGGCGCCTATGACCTGCCATGCCAATATCCGAGCGGTCAAACCAGCGAATAACAACAAAGTCAACTACTGGTTCAGATATATTAAAACCGGAACCATATTCAACGCGTGGGACACGTCAATGGCTGCGTTAAATGGAATGGATTTCGATGGAGACATAGTAATGTTAACCGACAACCCAATTCTCCTAAAAAAGCATCAGCCACTGCCTACATTGATGTGTGCCCAGAGAAAGGCTGAGTCCAAGATTGCATCGGAGGAGGATTTCATTCGTTCAAACATAGAGAGCTTCGGCAATGATATTGGACAAACCACTAACTGGGTAACTACAATGTTTGAAATACGATCTCGGTTCAACAAAGAGAGTGATGAGTATAAGGAACTGACATACAGAATTCAATGCGGTCAGCTCTATCAGCAGAATGCGATAGATAAAGCAAAGGGAATCATTTGCAAGCCTATGCCAAAAGTGTGGTATGACAGATATTCTGTAAACAAAATTGAAGACGAAAGCACAAAAGACCTATATAGAACTATCTCTGCTGAGAAAAAGCCTTATTTTATGACATACATATATCCAGCACTGAAGAAGCAATACTCAACATTTATAAGCAACACAGAAAAGAACAGCCTGAGAGAATTCGGAATGTCCGTAAGCGAGTTAAAGTCTGTGCCAAGAGATTTGCTAACAGAGAGGCAGAAAGAGTTTATTAAGTATTACGATTACAAAATGCCGGTTGGTATGTCGGAATGCGTACTTAACAAAATATGTAGAAAATTCGAATCCGAATTCGATGGAATAATTTCAAAGAAGAGGGTGGATAGAAATTTTGATTACAACATTTTAAAGTCAGATGCAGAATATACGCCCGCTCAGAAAAGAGATATCAAAAGAGTGTATAAAGACTACATAGATATTACAAGATGTTTTATGACAAGAGCAGAGACTGAAAGGCTTGACAAAGACTATGTTGTGTCAGAGCGTTCTCGCACCAATGAGTGGTTCAAGAGACAGTGTGATGAAATATGCCCAGACGAGAAGTCTCTGTGTAATATTTTAATTGACATTTGTTATGAAAAGAACTTGTCAAAGTTATTTGTATGGACGATGGTCGGAGAGCAAATAATCAACAACTTGCTCGAACACAACGGATTTAAAATCAGATATCTCTCAAAGTGCGAAGATGGAGATGTTAAATATGCGGGTGACAACTTTAGAGTTCACGAATTTGATGTTGAAAAGGAGATAACGTATGATTATACTGAATGAGAAAGAGTGGGCAGAGAACGCGATACAGGAGCGTGTAGTAGGCAAAAGACCTACAGAAACTTTATACAGGATTGCCAAATATTACTTTGAGGAGGGTTATCCCAAAAAAGACGTCAGAAGGTTTTTAGATAATTTCCTCTTACAGTGTGACCAGAGGACGATGGTGTACGAATGGGGCGACAGGCTTGACAAGATAGTGAATTGGGCATCTAAGAATAAACTCATCGTTATAGATTACATAAGCATTTCTAAAACTGAAATGCAAAAGATAGACGAACTCTTTACAGAATCCAGAACGCTACCTCGTTTGGCGTTCACGCTCTTGTGCATTGCTAAATTCAAATCCATTACAAGCAACGCAGACGGATGGGTGAACAATAATGACTCGGAGATAATGGCACTGGCAAACATAAAAGCGTCAGTCAAATTTAGAAGTAATTTGTTCTCACAATTAAGAGATAAGGGGTTAATCAGTTTTTCGAGGCAGGTAGACAACACAAGCGTCAAGGTTTGCTTTATGGATGATAACAAGAGTGAAGCAATTAGAGTGTCAGATTTTAGAAATTTGGGAAACCAATACTTAAAATATAAAGGAGAAGCGTTTTTCGAATGCGAAAACTGTGGCATCACAACCAAGAAAGGTAAGTCGTGCAAGCCCAGAAAATACTGTCCCGATTGTAGCAAAATAGTCCAGGCTAGGCAAAATAAAGAATCCGTGTATAGATTAAGATAAATTACTTTTATTACTGTTGGAATTTACTACGTCGCCTAAAACGGCTCCCAGAGCCGTTTTAGCAGCACATACACCATACTATATATGGACAGAAATATATACTAAAATCAGATATATTTTTAACGAGGGGATGATACCCCTCGTTTTTTGTATCCAGCCATCTTGCGGCATCATTGCAAGAGGACTTTTTAAAGTCATTTATTAGAATTAAAGGAAGATATTATGACACTTATCAACAAAGAAGAAAGTGAACAAATTAGAAGCAAATTTCCGTATGCTCATATCGTAAGAACTATGAAGCAGGACTCAAAAAGGCATCGTTACTATTGTGAAGAATCACCTAGAGTGATGAATTATCTTAACGAACTCAGGACAGACGTCGAGGTGTACCCTAGTGAGCATAATTGAACGCACTCCTGGCGAGACTGATTTTGATTATCACAAGAGACTTATTTACGGGAAGTTAGTAGACAAAACGTTGGCTGATGTAGACTACACAGAGCTATCAGAGCTGGTATATGGGCAACCATATTCGAGTGACGTGGCTAGGAGAATGATGTATGGGTCAAGAAGGACTCTTGATTTGATCGGTTCAGAAGCGGTCAAAGTTATGTCGAATGGCGATGGCGGCTCGTCGTTCATTGATAATATCAATGAAAAACTTGATGAATACAAAAGAGAACGCCAGAAGTTTTTTGATCAAAGAAGAGAATATAACAAACTAGTTAATTCTGACGGTAGGAGAGAGCATCTTTACGATAAACTCGTAGAGGCTGCACACAATCTAAACGACACAATAGGGCTCATGTATAATGATTATGGCACACATCAGGAAGAAAGCAACGCACATCAAGATAATGAAGCTGTGTTGGTGCTGAGTGACTGGCATTACGGGATGACAACCAACAACGTGTTTAACAAATATAGCACAAAAATATGTCAAGAAAGAGTCAAAGAAATAGCGGACTCCGCAGTTGATAGAATCATTCGTAACAAATGTAGAAAATTACATATTGTAGTATTAGGCGATTTGATACACGGTGCGATTCATGTAAGCGCCAGAGTAGCATCAGAGGAGTTAGTATGTGATCAATTAATGCAAGTGTCCGAGATATTAGCACAAACAATCCAGTATATTAGCGCCGCAGTGGATGAAACGTATGTGTATGTGACTTATGGCAACCACGCAAGAACCGTCGCTAACAAACAGGATAACATCCATAGAGATAATATGGAACGCATAATACCGTGGTGGTTGGAACAAAGGTTCAGCGGTGTGAATAACATCTTCATTGTGCCTGAGTCTGAGAGCGAGTTTTTATTTATCAACGCAAGCGGACACGGCATACTTGCCGCACACGGAGATTTAGACGGCATTAAGACATCTCCGCGTCTGTTATCAACGCTTTTTCAAAAGAAATATAACAAGAACGTTGAATATATTGTGCTTGGCGACAAGCACCACAGAGAGAGTTTCGAGGAACTTGGTGTTACTTCTGCAATATGCGGTTCTTTATGTGGAACAGATGATTACGCTAACGGCAAAAGATTATTTTCCACTCCGTCTCAATTACTGTTGATTGTTAATCAGGAGGCGGGCGTAGACGCAGAATATCACCTAAAATGTAAAAATACATAAAGCAAGTACAATTTGAAAGAAAGGGGGGAAGCTATCATGTCAAGGAAGACAAAGATGAACGCAATCACATCCGAAGAGTTGCTTAAACAAGTCAATTCTGAAAATAAACAACTCTTAGATGACTTTTTGGACTATTTAAAATCTGTCAGAAGAAGCGAGACAACAATAGCCGCATATAAAAACGATATTGAAATAGCGTGGGTATGGTGTCTGCAAAACATTGGCAATATCTATTTTATCAATTGGACAAAGAGGAATATAGTCGCATATCAAAATTGGTTGCTAAACAACAACGAAAACTCCCCCGCAAGAGTTAGGAGGCTTAAGGCTGCCTTGTCATCTCTTAGCAACTTTATATGTAATGTTTTAGATGACGAATATCCTAACTTCAAAAACATTATAAACAAAGTAGAAAATCCTGTGAATAGACCGGTCAGAAAGAAAACTGTATGGGGAGAAGATGAACTTGATTCCCTATTAAATATATTGGTCGAGAATAAAAAATATAAGAAAGCCTGTTTTCTTGCACTCGGTATCTGCAGTGGACGAAGAAAAGCTGAACTTTGTAGATTTAAAGTTAGTGATTTTTCAGACGACCACTTAGTGTGCGGAGGTTCGCTATATAAAAGCGATCCGATTAAAACCAAGGGGCAAGCAGGGGGTAAATACATCAATTGTTATACACTTGCAAAGAAGTTTAAGCCATACTTAGATTTATGGATAGAAGAAAGAAGTAAATTAAAGATAGATAGTGAGTGGCTGTTTCCTGCGGGAGATGAAATGGAAGGGCATATCGGAATTCCAACAGTAAACAGTTGGGCGGTGTCGTTCACAACATTGACGGGACGTGACTTTTATTGGCACTCGCTGAGACATCTATTTACAACCAACTTAGCAAGAGCGGGAATACCAGACAATGTAATCACACAGATAGTCGGTTGGGAATCAGCCGATATGTGCAAGGTGTATACAGATATAGATGCCGATGAACAGATAGGAATGTATTTCAATGAGGACGGAATTGTTGCTCCGAAAAAGAAAGACTTATCTGAACTATAATCGGATAGAATGAAAGGATATTAAAAATGACAAAAAAGGATGCGATAACGTTAGTTGTCGAAGCGTTAAAGCAGAACGATGTTCGCAAGCCTGTTTCGTTCCCGAAACAGACTTTTCATATTACAGACGACGAAGGAAATCATAAAGATTTCTTTGTAAGGAAGTCTGACAAGACGGTTATGTATAATAAGAACGACGTGTCTGCTGTGATAGAAGCCTTTCTTCAAGTAGTGGAAGATGCCATGAAGAGGGGCGAAGAAATATATTTACACGGATTTGGAACGTTCGGGTTAAGACTTAGAGCTGCAAGAAAAACTAAACTTCCGGGAACTGACGGTCTTGTAGATGTTAAAGAAAGATATGTTCCTAAATTCTCTTTTGGCAATAAACTTCGTATGGCAGCAATAACATATGACCTCTCAGTGAGAGATAGAGATATCTCGCTGCCTCCCATAATAAAGGACGAAGATTTTGATTGTGAATATGAGGAACAGGATAGTATAGATGACGATTTTGATGATAACTTCGTTGACGACGACAGCGGCGCAGACGAGGATGATTAATTATGGCTATGGAAATGGGAAACAAGACTTATAAGGGAACTGAGTGTACTTGCGGAAGGTGCGGTAGAGTTTATCCAAAGCAAAGAGGATACTTTTCCGTGAGCTATGCTGATTTCTACAGAGGTACTGCCTATCTTCCTATATGTAAGGATTGTGTAGACAAGTTGTACAACAGTTTTCTCGAAGAGAGTAAGAACCCAAAATTATCCGTTCGTCAAATGTGCAGGAAATTGGATTTGTATTGGGATCCAAAAATTTATGACTCCATAGAAAAACGATCTTCTATGTATTCAGCCATGACAGCGTATATGACAAGGCTTAACGCGGCTACGTTTGCAGGTAAGAGCTATGATGATACTTTGAGAGAAGAAAATTCTCTATGGCTATTTCCGAATGGAAATGAAACTAACGAAACAAAAGAAGAAGCAGATAAGCCCACCGTTCAAGAGACGACTCAGAATCTACAAAAAGAAGAGGAACAATATACACCCACAGACGAAGTTATTGCGTTCTGGGGTACTGGGTATCCGAATTCGATGTACAAAGAACTTGAACAGAGACGTGAGTATTATATGTCGAGGCTTCCAAACGACAATGATATCGACATAGGGGCGGAAATTCTCATACGCCAAATATGTAATCTCGATATTACCATTGCTAAAACAAGCGCCGCGGGTGGCTCAATAGACAAAATGGTAAACTCTTTAAATACACTAGTAGGCAGTCTAAATCTCAAGCCCGCTCAAAAGAACAAGGCAGATGATTTAGACACAGAGATGACAAACACACCTCTCGGTGTTTGGCTGTGGAAGTACGAAAATCAAAAGCCTTTGCCGGAAATCGACGAAGACTTGAAAGATGTAAACAAAATCAAAAAGTATATTTTCACTTGGATGGGACATCTTTGTAAAATGCTTGGCGTAAAGAATGGATATACCAAGATGTACGAAGATGAGATCAATCGTCTCAAGGTCGAAAAGCCAGAATACGACGGAGATGAAGAAGATTTGCTAATAGAATCTTATTCGGCTGGTGATGACGATGACAAGAGCTGAAAAGATACTTAACGGAGCTGCATATTGGGGCTCATACTACAGAAATAATCCAGAACGGTTTGTAAATGACTATCTACATATAAAGCTAAGACTATTTCAAAAGATACTCATTGTAATGATGTTCTGGTGTACAACTTTCGTCCTTGTAGCTTGTCGTGGTATAGGTAAAACCTATATCAGTGCGATATATACGGTTACAAGGGCTATTTTATATCCCGGTACGCAAATTTGCATTGCGTCGGGGACTAGAGGACAAGCAATAAATGTCCTCGAGAAGATTACAAATCAATTGATGCCAAACTCGCCGGAGTTAAGAGCAGAGATTGAAGATGTGAAGATGAACGGAACTAACGCTTATATAAAGTTTAAAAATACGAGCGTTATTAAAGTCGTAACAGCAAGCGACAACAGCAGAGGTAATTAACCACAAAAATCGTTTTTTTATTAGGAGAATGTGCTGTAATGAATAGATGGACAGAATCAGAAATTCAATTCATTAAAGATAATTACAAAACAATGGATGCAACTTTAATTGCAAATCATTTAGGAAGGACTATTAGTTCTGTGCAAATCAAAGCCAACCGATTGGGTGTGAAAAAGGAAGGAATTCATCATTATTGTGAAAACTTTTTTGAAGACATCACAACCACAGACAAGGCGTATTGGCTCGGTTTCATATATGCAGACGGGTATGTGTGTAAAGATAAAAACAAACCAAACACATACTATTTTGGCATTGAGTTAGGCATAAACGATAAGAGTCATTTGCTTAAATTTAACAAAAATATACAAGGAAATGCTTATATTTCAACCAGATACAGGGTGTCCGAAACAAACGGAAAAATCGTAAGTGGGACGGTATGTTCGTTAAGGATATATTCTACCCAAATGGCTAAGGATTTAATAAAGCACGGATGTTGTCTAAATAAATCACTGGTTAAAGAACAACCAATCGGCATTCCTGATGAGTATATGAGAGATTTTGTCAGAGGATATTTTGATGGTAATGGCACGATCGCGATGCGCTATTGTGGAAAGGCTAAAAGACCATATTACATATCTCAAATTTCAACTGGCAGCAAACTGTTCGCTGCATGGTTGTCAGAGTATCTGGTCAGTATTGGCATAGAAAATTATAGAACGCATGGAAGGCGCAACGAATATAAAATTTGTGTATGTGTTAAAGATAGCATCAAATTCATGAGATATATTTACGATGAATCACATGAATACTTAAGTAGAAAATACGATTTATATAAGATTGCCGTCTATGGTTAAAGGCGCACACCCATAGATTATGACGGGGCAAAATCGGAGAAGGCTCAAACGCTAACGCCGAGATAACTTATTGGATTGCGAAAGGCTAATAAGTATCGTAACGAGTAGAGGCTGAATAAATATAACGCCTCCAAGAGTGTCCCGCGCCAGCGTCATAAATAGAGGCGAAAACGTACTCTAATCCAGACCGCAAGGTCGATGAAAATGAGCGAAAGCTCTGGAGCGTGAGATAAAGAGCTCACGGGTAATAACAAATGAATCGCTGTAACGTATTGCTGTTAGACGAGTATCGACTAATTTCAAAAGACACAATTGACACCGTATTGAAGAAATTCTTAACGCTGAGACGTATGCCTCAGTATAACGAACTCACAGACGCCGAGAAAAAGGCTGAGTGGGCTAAGGAAAAGAATTTGACAATGTGGTTAAGTTCAGCTTAACAAAATAGGCTATTCGGGCAGGAATGCGCGAAATTAAATCCATTGAATTGCTGGGAACCCCTTAGAGTCTTATAGCCACAACGTAGTGATGAAACGCACAAGCGTGAAGGTAGAAAATTATAAGAATTGGGCAATCAGCAGCCAAGCCTCGAACAGAGGAAGGTTCAGAGACTAAGAGTTATGAATGATTGACATAGCCAGCGGTGGACATCCAGGACGGATGAAGATATAGTCCACTCCACCTGGAAACAGGAGGTATTATAGATTATGATTATGGGTGAATATGAAAGTACAAAGCAACAATCGAAGAAAATCATAATCAACAGGTATTTTAAAGATCATTGGTCTTATTTGAAATGTGTAGATACATTCAAAGCTATGATATATGACGAGAAGAAGCAGTTTATATGCGGATTCCCGTATCAGCTTTCTATTGAAGAAGGCTTGCTCGATCCAGAGTCCGTTGCGGACGAAATGAGCGAGTCGGATTAGCTATAGTCCGCTATCACAGAAATGTGATAGTAACAACCCATTGAATTGCTGGAAACCCCTAAAGCTATCTGTACCACAACGTAGTGATGAAATGCACAGGCGCGATGGTTACGAAAGTAGAAAGAAACAGATAGATGGCATAAGGTTAAAGCCTAAGTGCTATATAATGGGCAATCAGCAGCCAAGTTCCGAACAGGAAAAGGTTCAGAGACTATCCCGTGAGGGAGTAGGACTGCAAGCAACAGGTAGTTCGAAGTGGTGGGCGTCCGCATGGACGAAGATATAGTCCACTCTTTGGCGAAAGCCAAAGCAATATTCTAGTTTATATCAAACAGAGGGGTGATTGGCTGATGAATAAATCGTGGTGCGTGTATGCACATACTAATTTAGAAAATGGTAAGAGGTATATTGGTATCACTTCTCAAACCCGATTGATATGCTCACTTTAAACAACGATTTCATAAAAACATTTGCGTCCGCGAAAGATGCTGCGAATGAGATCGGGATAGCTAACTCATCAATATCTAAGGCGTGTAAAGGACGACAAAAATCCGCCGGAGGGTATAAGTGGCGTATTCATATAGATGATATAAATTAGGATTATAAACAATAGGTTTAGCGAAGTAAAATGGAGCATGGAAATGCTCGCGATGTGGTACGGCTCAGGAGAAGACGCATTCTTTGATTTTGACTCAATCTCAAAGAACCGACGTATTAAGTACCCTATGTTACCAGATAAACTATCAAACAAAATAGGCAATTCTGCCTTAGTTAAAATTTCTCAAAAGCAAAATGGAGAAATTCGTATTCTATCGGCGGATATTGCTCTTATGTCAAGTAGAAAAAACAACAACGACGCAACTGCGATTTTCATAAATCAAATGTTGCCGACGAAAGCAGGCAGATATACAAGCAATATTGTGTATACAGACGCTTGCGAAGGCTTGAGGACAGATGATCAGGCTTTAATGATAAGAAAACTCTATGACGAATTTATGTGCGATTATATCGTACTTGATGCTAATGGCATAGGGCTAGGAGTTTTTGACTCTCTTGCTAGAGATATAGTTGACCCAGAAACAGGAGAAGTATACCCCGCTCTTTCGTGCTGCAACAACGCGGAAATGGCATCGCGATGCACAGTCCCTGGAGCGGACAAGGTTATATGGGCGATAAAGGCATCTGCGTCGTTCAATTCGGACAGTGCATTCCTTCTTAGAGAAGGCTTTAGAAGTGGGCGAATACGATTATTAATAAACGAGTATGATGCAGAGGAAGCACTTTCCGATATAAAAGGGTATGCTTCTTTGTCGCCTTCTGACAAGCTAAAATTACAGCTACCATATATAAACACTACACTACTGGTGGACGAATTGACCAATCTCGAACATGAAGAATCCAGTGGTAAGATAAAGATATCAGAGAAGGCTGGTAAGCGAAAAGACCGTTACTCAAGTCTATCTTATAATTATTATGTAGCAACGCAAATAGAACAAAAGAAAAGTCGCAAACAGAGCACAAGTGCCGCTGACGACTTGTTTATAATTAGACCACCTAGAGTTAAGTCTCGGTGGTAGTTTAGGGGGTGAATATGGAGGAAATAAACAATGAGGCGAATATTAATGGCGTTGAAAAATCATTTTCAAACGCGCCCAAGGGGTACATTGGGATATCTGGTAGGTTCGCACAAATAAACAAACTTATAACAAGAGATTTAAATAACAACACTTCGACGCCAACTTTTTCACGATATAGTAAAGACGAGATTGCTACATATCTGGAGAACCCCTATACATACGAGAAGCAGCTCAGAGAAGCTATTGTGTATATTTACGGAGCGAGCCCGCACTTTAGAAGGCTCATCCAATATTTTGTTGGGCTTTCTGATTTGTCCTACATCATATCTCCGTACAAGATTGACCCTCAGAAGCAGAACGCAACGACGCTGGGAAGAAATTATCGTAAGGTTTTAAATATTATCTCGTCTATGAACGTTAGGTCTCAGTTTCCCAAAATACTCTCGGTATGTTTAAGAGAAGATGTGTTTTATGGAACAATGTGGGTTAGCGATAATAATATTACAATTCAACAACTCCCTAGCGACTATTGCTCAATACAGTCAATAGAAGGCAATGTATTAAATGTAACTTTTAATTTCTCTTACTTTGATTCGCACAGCAATATGTTAAATTTCTATCCCAAAGAGTTCCAGACGAAGTACAGGATTTATCAGAAGTCAAGAATGAATAAGTGGATAGACCTCGATGCACCTACATCATTTGCGATAAAATGCAACAACGACATTTTGGACTACCCTCTACCCCCATTTGCTGGAATACTAAGAGAAATATACGATATCGAAGACTACAAACAATTAAAAGCAACTAAGACTGCTTTAGAAAACTACGCCATGGTAGCCATGACGCTGCCGATGGACAAGGAAGGCAACTGGCTGATAGATGAAGGTAAGGCAAGAGATTTCTGGAGCAATCTTGATTCGGTTCTTCCAGAAGAGATAGGATCAGTCATGACGCCAATGCCGTTAAGCAAAATCAGTTTTGAAAAATCAAATACTGGAGATGTTGATAATGTCGCAGAAGCGGAACAGAATCTGTTTACAGCAGCCGGCGTGTCGTCGCTACTGTTCAATAACGAAAAAGCATCCGCAAATGCCTTACTATTATCAATTAAAGCAGACCAGGCTATAACTTTTGGAATTGTCAGAAGCATTGAAGACATGGTGAATAGATATATCCAATCTAGAGCCGAGGGAAGGAACTTTAAGGTGACGTTCCTAGATGTTAGTCCATACAACCGTAACGAGATGGGAGCTCAGTATTTAAAGGCGTGTCAGTTCGGTATGCCAATGGTATCTGCCTATTGTGCGTCTCAAGGGCTGAGTCAGGAAGATTTCGACTCAATGAACTTCCTTGAAAACGACGTGATAGGTATTAAAACAAAACTTGTTCCGCTACTCAGTTCGAGTAATACCAGTGCAGAAATGCTTAATGAAAGTAGAGGGGCAACGGACGAAGGCGGTGCTCCGACAAAGGGAGTAGGCGAAATCTCTGAGAGCGGGGAACAAAATCAAGAGGATGCGTGAGAATAAATGAAGAAGTTTATCTATGTTTTTGACATAGAAGATAAGAATGCGTTAGTAAATAATGGATTTGAATTGGTTAAAGAAGATTTAGGAAAATCTTTATTCGTCTTTAGAAATAAAAAGCAGGCAAACTTTAGCATAGCAGAGTCAATTTCTGGAGACTATATTTTAACCAACTCTCTAACATTTTAAGGATGTGTGTAAATGAAGAAAGCAACATTAACGTACACATCATCAATAAGCGATATTTGTGAGAACAATTCGTCTTTTGATTCTGCAAAAATACGGGTGGCATATCCAGGACTCAACAGAAACGGAAGCTATATATCTAAAGATACATTCGAAAGATGTATAAAGTCAATTTACAACGTCCCGGTTGTGTGTAATTACAATAGAGATACAGACTCTCTTGGCGGACACGACATGGAACTCGTAAAGTTAGACGACGGCATAAAACTCGTCAACGTAACACAGCCGGTTGGGGTCGTTCCTGAAAGCGCAGAATACTCATGGGAAACAATCACGGAAGAGGACGGGACTAACAATGAGTACCTTTGCGTTGATGTACTTCTCTGGAAAAGACAAGAGGCTTATAAGAAAATAAAGGAAGACGGGATAACGGCGCAGAGCATGGAAATAACAGTCAAAGAGGATAGCGATAAAGATGGCGTTTGGCATATAAACGACTTTGAGTTCACGGCTCTCTGCTTAATTGGAGTAGAGCCTTGCTTCGAGTCATCTGCGCTCGTATTCAATAAGAAAGAGTTCTCGGAGGAATTTTCGATGATGTTGCGAGAATTAAAGGAAGAAGCAAATAAAATGATTGACACCTCTTTCGAGGTTGACAATATAAAAGATAATGACACGAAAGGAGGATGTGATACATTGGAAAACATTACAAACACAAATGAAGAAACCATTATAGAGAAGCACATAGACAACGAAAGTGTCGATGCGAATAACGTCACACATACTGTGATAGATAGCGACGCCCACAACACAGAAGACAATTCATCTTTTGAACTTAACAGTAATATTGAAAAGTCGTTGAAAGATTCGCTCGCCTCTATTGAAGTCGAAACATCGTGGGGTAAATGTCTTAAATACTGGTATGTAGATTATGATGCTGTGGTGTCAGAAGTATACTGCGAAGACAGTGAAGATTGGAAACTTTACGGCTTTAAGTTTAGTATAGACGGAGATAATGCCGTAATAGACTTTGACACAAAAAGGCGTAAGAAATATCAGATAGTTGATTTCAACGAAGGCGATACAGATACATCTACCGCGTCAGCGCAGGTATTTACAAAGATGAGCGATGTTATTTCGGAGTCTGCTAATAATGCGAATTCTGTTAACGAAAAATATGAGGCAGTATCTTCGGAGCTCAACACTGCAAAGGCAGAAATTGATTCTCTCAAAGAATTTAAGGCTAACGTTCAAAAAGAAGAAATGAACGCAAAAATTTCAGAATTATTTAGCGCATTTGAAGACCTTAACGGTATTGAATCTTTTGAGTCCCTCAAGGGTGAGTGTGCAGAAGACTGCTTTAAATACGAGTTAAGCGATATCGAGGATAAGTGCTACTCTATCAGAGGCAGAAACATGAAACAGGACGCAAAGTTCTCAATTAAAGCATCTACACCTAAGATTGTAATAGATAAGAAGGCTGTAGACGAAGATACTTGCTCGGAAGCCCCGTATGGTGGTTTTGTTGAGAAAATGTTAAACAAGTAATAATTAAACAATTAAGTTCAAACCGCCGTTTTGTATGGCGGCATTTTTATTATTCAAACAAGGAGGAATTATAATGGCACATGGTGTTGTAAGAACAGACGGTATGTCTGGCACAGATGTGAGAGCGGATCTTGTATCTTTCAAGTTCTACGCTGGCGCATCTGATTCAGTGGAAACAGCAATCGACAACGGCAACGTCGTAAAGATTGGAGCTCTGTTAGCTGGCGAGCGCGAAGTATATAAGGCTACTAAGTTTAAGAAGGGTACTCCCCTTTCAGAACTCGCACTAGTAGCAAACCCTGAGGTAATGCATGACGAGCATAAGCACAATCTTTCCGATTTTGAGAACGAGGCTGGCACAGAAGTTAGAGGTTATATTCTTAGATCGGGCAATGTATTCTCAGTAACAGCAGACGCACTTAACGCCGCTGCAGCTATCGCAGTGGACAACGTTGTAGAACTTGCAGACGACGAAACAAAGCTCACGGTGGTATCAACAGCTACAGCAAGCACAACTACAGTAGGTACAATAATCGCTATCGAAAAGACAAGCAGATATACTTACTATGTAATTAAAATTAAGTAATTTGAGAGGAGTGAATTTATAATGAAGGATTTTAACATGAATGATATGGTTAAGCTCGCTCTCGACAATTACAGAGGCAGAACCGAAAAGTATTCAAGCGAGGACGCTCAGGAATCAATCCGTAAGGGACTTATCGAGCTTAACAACGGCAAAACAACTCTGGACTACAGAGCAATCCGCGATGGCAAGTGCCCTGGCCTGTTCTCGTTTATCGAAACAGTTCTCGGCGCAACAACAATAGAGGGTTTACAGGGTGACGAGTATTTCAATCAGTTTGTTGATTACAGAAACGTTGCCGAAGGCGACCAGAATCTCTTTAGAGTAGACGATAGCGATCTCTTTGTGGTTTCGAAGGCTGCAAACGGCACGCAGGGCATTCGTCGTCAGAGACTCGGCGGTGCAAAAGAAATAGCTATCCCTACAGCTATGAAATATGTAAGAATCTACGAGGAACTCAACCGTGTTCTCTCTGGTCGTGTAGACTTCAACACGATGATAACAAAGGTGTCTGACTCTTTCAGACAGCAGATTCTTAATGACATCTACACACTCTGGACAGGAGTTACAGCAGAACAGCTTGGCGGTGCGGCATTCTTCCCCGTAGCAGGCGCTTATGACGAGGATAAGCTCCTCGACGTCATTGCTCACGTTGAAGCAGCCGCTGGCGGTAAGACTGCTACTGTAGTAGGTACAAAGAAGGCGCTCCGCAACCTTAAGTCATCCGTTCTTGCTGACACAGCAAAGGAAGACCTTTATAAGTATGGTGTATATGGCACGTTCTTCGGTACACCTCTCGTAGCAACTCCCCAGAGACACAAGGTAGGCACAAATGACTTCGTTATGGATGACAATATGCTTACTATCATCGCTGGCGACCAGAAGCCTATCAAGTTCGTATACGAAGGCGATCCCATTGCTCTTGCTGGTGATCCTATGTCAAACGCAGACCTCACTAACGAATATCTGTTCGGTGAGAAGTATGGTATGGGTATCGTTGTGGCAGGCAACAACGCCGGTATCGGTAGATATGAAATTTCAGAATAATCTGACAGATAAATAAAATTAAATATAAACGCTCGTGAGGTTTTATAGCCTCGCGAGCATTTATAAGGAAGGAAAGGATAATGGCTACAAGCACAAGAAAGAAGGATGCTCCTATTTCTGAAGACAGGAGCGAAATAAATATTGCAAAAGCGCCTGTCGAAGCTATTCGGGAAGAAAAGCCTGCTACAAAGAAAATTGTGGCAAAAGATATAGACTTATCTATGGAAGTAACAGTCCGAAATGGATTCCAAGGAGCTCTTATATACAAGAGCCACAAGACTGGCGAAAAGTTTGAGTGGGACGGGTTCGGAGATGAGCAATATATGGAGCTCAAAGAACTCAAAAGTGCAAAGACATCTAGTAAAAAGTTCTTTGAAAACAATTGGTTCATGTTTGACGAGGATTGGATTGTAGATTTTCTTGGAGTATCACAGTATTATAAGACAGCAATAAAAATTGAAGACTTCGACAACATATTCTTTATGTCTCCTGACGATATTACCAAGTTAGTGCCCGAGATGTCAAACAGCAAGAAACGTTCTGTGGCATATAGAGCTCGTCAGTTAATCAACGATGGTAAAATCGACTCAATCAAGACTATTAAGGCTTTAGAAAAGGCTTTAGGCACTAAACTTATTGTTGAAGATTGAGGTGAGATATGGCGTTATCATATGACATATTCACGGAGGCATTTCTCGATAAAATCTCAGAATACGACTTTATAGAAATGAACGAAGAGGATAGGACTGCAAATGTTGACAGGTATATGAAAAGGGCTATCGCTGGGTTTAGAAAGGTTTGTAAGTACGATTTGTCATCAACTATCAACGATGAAACCAGAGAGTTTGGCATCGACGTATCTGACGAGGACGTCGATGAGATTGTTGACATTATCAGCGAAGGCATGGTTTTCCAGTGGTTAAAGCCTAGAGTGTATAAGCAAGATTTACTTGCGAATGTACTTAATACAAAAGATTTTTCAATGTACTCCCCTTCTGAACTTCTCAATAGAATCAAAGAACTATACAAAGAGACCGAGAAGAGATACACGCAAATGATACGAGAATATTCGTACAATCATAATGATTTAACGGAGCTGCATATTTGATGGACACTATACTGGATATTCAAATAAGCAACGAGGTTATTCATAACTACACAACGCAGCTTATAAACAGATTCTTTAAAATACTCCCGATGTTTGAAAATAACGAAACATCAAGAAATGTGTACATGAAGAGTTTACAATCAGAGATGCTCGGGTTTAACGATTTGATAATTAATACCCAGAGCGATGCGACACCAGTCGTGCTCTCAGGTATTTTACAATACTTAATTAGCAACCCAGCAACTCCAATAAGAGATGTTAAGCGAGAAGTCTTTAGAGCTATATCTATTATAGAAAGATTTGACAAGACTTACACAGGAACGGAGCGTGTCAAATGAGCGTGTGGGATAAATACTCATCGAGAATAGAAATTAGCGGCACGACTCGAAGAGACGAAACAAAAAAGAACGCACAGCGCCGCTTAAAGAACAGAAACAAAGAAAGTCTGTCTTTTCAGAACGTGATTATAGATGGCGTTGAGAGACAGGCGACAATAATAGACTCTGATAACTTAAACGAAAAAACAATTCTCTCCACCGTCGGAGAAGACATCAAATGCGGAGCAATGATTGAGTGGGCAAACTACCACTGGATTGTAAAGGAAAGAGACGCGCACGATGAAATATACACTAGAGCAAATATGTTGCAGTGTAACTATCTGTTAAGGTGGATAGATGATAATGCTGTGATACACGAACAATGGTGTGTAATCGAAGACGGAACGAAATTGAAGTGGCAACGCCACAACAGTTTGGCATATTGGAAACGGTATGTAAAAACTACTCCCTTAATTGCTGGAATCCCTTTAGAGCGTTATTACCAAAGCAGAAAGATGAAATATGCTTAAATGTGATGGTTTGAAAACAATAATGATTAGGCAATCAGCAGCCAAGCCTCGAACAGAGGAAGGTTCAACGACTATTTATGTAGGCACAAGCGTGTCGAAACGGGGAGCCCTAAACCACATAGTGGCATGGTGAAGATATAGTCTGCACTTTATTGAAAGATAAAGAAGTACATAGTACCAAACAAGGGTAGCGACCTTGTGCATAAGAAAGGATATCATGGACAGTAAAAAGTGGCTTGTTTATATGCACACCAACATAATAAACGGCAAAAAGTACATAGGAATAACTTCTCGTACCAACCCCAATCATAGGTGGAGCAATGGACACGGATATAAGGAAAATATACACTTCCGTTCTGCTATCAATAAATATGGATGGGAAAACTTTTCTCACGATATATTACTATCTGGACTCTCAAAAGAAGAAGCAAATGCTAAAGAAAAATTCTTTATAAAGGAATGGAACACCCAAAATTCAGAGCATGGGTATAATATGACCGAAGGTGGAGACGGATCACCAGGATGTCATCCATCCGAGGAAACGCGTAAAAAGCTATCTGAGTTGAGAAAAAGAGAAAATTTATCAGAAGAAACATTGTTAAGACGCTCGCAAGGGCTACGCGGGAGAAAATTTTCTGAAGAGCATAAAAAGAAAATTGGCATTGCTAATAGTAAAGCGGTGTTAATGTATTCAAAAAACATGAAGTTAATCTGTAAATACAATTCAATAACTCAGGCAGAAAAGGAAACCGGGATATCACATGCACATATATCACAATGTTGTAAAGGTCAAAGAAAAACAACCGGCGGATATGTGTGGGCTTATGCAGTTTGAACAAAAATGGATCTCACAGGAGAGATGGAAGACCGTTCATTCGTTGTATCACGAGGAGACTCAAGAATTTCGATGACAATATCGAGGAATGAAGATACAGTTAAGTTTAATAGAGAAAGTCGATTTATAATAGATGATCCTGACGGCAAAGGACGTTTAGCCTATTTATTAACAAAACCGCTCAAGGTGGGGTGGGTATATAACAATGATGGCGTGTATTGCTTCGTATTGCAGGAAGTCGCAACGACTGATAACGATAATATACCTTTGGGCGTTGCAGATTATTACAAATATTTTCCTAACGAGGAGAAAGAAGACACAGATAGAGATCACGGCGTTTCGATAAATCCCGATGACAATATAACACAAGAAGGAAAGAAGGTGTGGCTGTAATGAATTTGCAAGAATTATTCGATTATAAAAATCAGTTAATGAAAGATTTGCTGACAAACGAGACTATTGTCAAACTCATAGACGAAGACGCAACTTTAGAAACAGCCAAATCGCTAGCCTATAACGTTGTGTTCCCTGCGGAGTATATACCATATACAGCGGAACACGGGAAAGTGTTCATATGCTTTGATGTTGATATACAAAAATCTTTGAATAAAACATTCCTTTTACCTACGATAAAAATTTGGGTGTTTAGTCATAGTAGTAAATTACGGCTCCCAGAGGGCGGTATTAGGGTGGATGCACTATGTTCTGAAATTGCTAAGGCAATCAACGGTAGTAGATACTACGGGCTCGGACAACTAGAACTTGAGTCGGTAGCAAGATACGCCCCTTTGACAGACTGGGTTGGCAAGGTCATGACATTTAACGCTACGGATTTTAGCAAGGTATATAACCCCAAAGCGTCTATCCCTAAGAACAGAAGATTGGGTGAATAATGTTTGGAAACATCTTATATAAATCCGAAATACAACTAATTGACGGGATATCCATACAAATACCCACGGTTGGTGAAGTCTTAGAAGATGAGGAAGCGTACTTCAATCAGGTGTCACTTCTGACATCAATGCCAATAGACCTCATGGTTCCGTTAGACGAAATGGGAGTTGACTTCGCAGAGATTTCAGAGTACGACCTGTTCCTAAGGATGTTCTTTAGCATCAAAGAACAGGACACGCACTTGATTTTTGGAGATTTAGATATATCCAAGTTCGAAGTCGGAAGGAGAATTATAGACAACTCGTTGGTCTTATACAACCCAGAGAAAGACATCACTATAGATAAGAAAATAGCGTCTGGAATTTCTGAGGCTCTTAGGAAAATCCACCATTTAAAGAAAAATAGGCGAAAACCAGGTAATAAAGAAGCGAGAGATTATATGCTCGAAAGGGCAAAAACAAAGGCTAGGCGAAATAAAAATAAAAAACAAGATTCGCAGATAGAGCCTTTAATAGTTGCAATGGTTAATACACATGAGTTCAAGTACAACTACGACCAGGTAAAATCCTTGTCGATATATCAGTTCAACGAATCCGTGCAACAAATCATTCACAAAGTTGATTTCAACAACAAAATGCTAGGAGTTTACACTGGCAATCTAGATACAAAAAAGTTAAAGCAAGACGAGTTAAATTGGCTCGTTCATTAATAAAATAGGAGGAATTAAAATGCGTATAGATGATTTAGCTATTACAGGCATTGAAACAATTGATCTGTTTGGTCTTGTCACGGGCGACTATCTGTTTACTCTTGATGAGCTTCAGGATGCTACAATCAACCAGACACAAGATAAGAACGATGTCACTGGTAAGGGTGGCAGAAAGATTACATCGCTTAAGAGAAATAAGGCGGTTACGGTATCAGGCACAAGTGGTCTCGTATCATCAGGTCTGCTTG